GCTGATAGTTCCTTTACAACTGTTAGAGCGGGTGGATGTTGGTAGCATCGCGACCTGCACTTTTATTTATCAATTAAAAATGGAATTTCCGAAAGAAAAGCCTCCTAATTTGTGTTTAGCCGCTTGGACTCACACATATTTGAGTCCACAAACTGAACGCAGAATGTGTTGTGCGTCACGAGAACCTGCACAAAACTTTGAACAGTATATTGATACTGGTAGTGGTACTGGTAAATACATCCCCATAACACTAGATGAACACTGGAACAGTGACCATATGCGTAGTGTACGCAGACGAATGATGGCCGGAGAAACACTGCCCGAGTGTGAAGTATGCAATGACAAACTATTGAATACCTCTGTTTACCGCAGTTATTTTGACCACTTGTTTGGGCATAAGTATTCTCAAGTACTAGAAACTACTGATAATACTGGATATACAACCATGAAACCAGTCAGTTGGGATTACAGATTTAGTAATCTTTGCAACTTCAAGTGTCGTATGTGTGGTGATATGTTGAGCAGTAGCTGGGAGTCAGAACAGCGCCAACACAACATGATCAATTGGCATAATCCAAAAAATAACTGGATGAAACCTGAGGTCAGAAAGCAAATTGAGGAGTTCCAACAAAGTCAAATTGAACAAGAATTTGCACAGGCTGTGGAAGAACACAGGGTTGAAGAAGTGTACTGGGTAGGTGGAGAGCCGCTAATGTATGAACAACACTGGCGTTACATGAAACGTATAATTGACTTAGGGGATGGACCAAATGTTTACGCACGCTATAATACTAATCTTAGCCGTGTCAATTATCGCGGTGTTAATCTTTATAGGGACATTCTATCTGGGTTACGGGATTGGCAAATCTGTGCAAGCCTCGACGGAACAGGTGCGATTGGAGAATACATTAGAACAGGCCTCAGATACGATAGCTGGCTTGAGAACTTCACTCAAGGAGTTTCGCATTCAACTAATCATAGACAGATGCGAATCGACTTCACCCTTACCCTGCCAGGAATGTTTGAGATTGAACGCATTGAACGATTGTCCACAACCCTCGGTGTACAAGTTCTGGCGAAGGTAATTTTTAGTTTTAGCCCGGACATAGTTATGTCACCTTTAGCCCTACCCAGAGAACTACTTGATCCCTGGATAGATGAAACCATCACTGCCGGCGTCACCGGCCCGTTAAAGGATATCTTAGTCCAGCTGAAATCTCGACCAACATTTGCAGAGCAATGGCCTGAAGAATATCAAAATGGGCTTGTAAAAGGCAAAGCTCGTGTGTTAAAATTAGAAAGTATTCGCACACAATCAATTACCATGCGTGAGATATTAAGTGAGCGACCAGAAATATTAGAATGGTGGGACAGCATTGAATAAAGTCGTAGTTACTCTACAAAACCCCTTAGACAAGAAAGATACATTAGATTATACAATCGCAGTAGACGACACTGAGCTTGGTAATCTTTGGTATACAGCATTACAAGATATACTAAGACGCAATCTGTATCTTGAAAAGAACTTTTGCTTTTTGGGATTCCCCGACACACCCAGAGACTTGGATTATATCTGTCGTGAGCTAACGTTGGCACGTAATCAGATCAATAGTTTCTTTGATCCCGACGACTATCACATCTACGAGATTTATTATCCTGATGTGCTACGCACGGGCTTGAACCCAAATCAAAGTGTAATGAACAAGCTACACAATCACTTTGAGCGACTACAAGGCACTGTATGGGAATTAAGTGACTATTACAAACGTGCCGACTATGAGACCAAGTATGCTATTAGACAACTAAACAACTTGTGTCATGAGGCAGAGAGCTTGATGCTGAGTCAACGCAAGAAAGCAACACAGCCAGAGTGGGTTCGCCCCAGCCAGATCACAACATTTTTGAATGCACCACGTTATGACTTCCCGCAACAGCTTAAAAAGACTTTCACAGAAACTGCGTATGATCGCCGGCATGGACAGGTATTCCTTCATTGGACCCAAATTGGAAAAACGCTATATGAAGTATATAGAGATGAAGGCGGGGCCGATATGGACACAGCGACTTGTGAAGCTATCACGCATCTACGTTACTATTCGGGCGAGTTTGATATCGAGTGGGCGCAGAGTATCACGTATGGTGGACCTCATCCGTGGCATGACCAAGAACTCGACGGTTTTAAACTTTGGCTCGGACGAAGTGGAATTTCTACAGAAGATGCTGAATTCAATTTCGGCTATCACCCCGTCGCCCAAGTCCAATTACAAGAAAGTTTTGGCACTACTGACTTCCAAGAGATTACCCAAACGCTCAGTCGATATCTCAATATCAGTCGAATTCAAGCCGCTGCCATCAGTGCAGACTATCTATATACCTACACTGATGCCGACTACCAGCAACAACAAATCGAACATTTAAAGCCCGGATATGATTATAGTAGCAGGCGGTGATAGCTTTGTATGGGGCAGCGAACTGGCCAGCCCTGATAACACATTTACAGCACTACTAGGTGCAGACGAATGTGTTGCCTGGCCTGGATTTGGCAACGATGCTATTGCACGTACTACAATAGAACGATGTGAACACGGCATCGTAGATGGTGTAATTGTATCGTGGACCTTTCCTGGCAGATACGAATTTAGATTTGCCTACGATACAGAACAACGTAAGAGTCCTTGGTACAGTATCAATGCGTGGACTATTAAACAGGATGTTAAAGAAATTGAACAAGAATTTGTTACCAAAGATAAAGCTATTTTGGATGCCCAGCTGGAATCCATTAGCCGAGCGAAGAAGACTGGTGTTGCGGATTTCGCACGGACATTTTTTGCGCACGTGGGTTCTACGGAATACTGGGAAGTGTATAGTAGTCTTAAAGAAATTGTTTACCTACAAAACTATCTCAAAATAAAAAACATTCCCTATATGTTTACCTGTGCCGACAACAGTATAATCTACAATCATACAATTGAACACGCAGACAGTACAATCAGTAGTTTGGTACAGCAAATCGATCTTACTAAATGGTTTTGGTTTCCTGCAGGCACTGAGGCAAATGAAACTCAGGAGCAAAGAGGTTTTTACCAGTGGGCTATGGAAAATAAATACCCTATAGGCACAACACATCCACTAGAAGCCGCACATCAAGATGCAGCAAAGCTGATGCAGGAGAAATTCAATGAACTGGTTAAAAAATCTATACAATAGAATAGCATTAGAAATACGCTATCGCAAAAAGCTCAAAGAGCTACGCAAACGAGATCCATTTATCTACAAATGAAAGTACTGACAGTAGGTTGCAGTTTCACTTATGGTGAAGAACTAGCACATCCACAGGCAGATTCTTGGCCAGTTGTGTTGGCTAGAAAAAATTTTTGGGAACTGAATAACCAAGGCAAATGTGGTGGCAGCAACGACAGAAGTACTCGTGTTGTATTTGAAGAAATAGATAAGGGCTACGATCTAATCATAGTTGCTTGGACAGTGCCAGACAGATTTGAAGTCCCAGCAAATGGTACAGTCTTGGACATAAACATCAACAGTGGTGAAAAGCGCAATATGTATTGGGCAACTGAGTACTATGCAAAACACTATGATAGACTTTATAGCTATACAAAGTGGTTGAGAAATGTTATACTGTTGCAAAGTTATTTGAAAAGTCGTAATCAACGCTATCTATTTTGTAGCACATTTGGTATGTGGAGTGATCTAGGCATAGACACATATCAGGAATATAGTAAGAATCTAGATTGGTTAATCAAGCAAGTGGATAAAGAACACTACGTTGATTGGCCAGAATGGGGAATGACAGACTGGATGGGCAATTGCCCAAAAGGTCCCGGCGGACATCCTTTAGAAGCTGGACACACAAGTATTGCAGTAAGAATCAATGAACACATTAGGCATCTCGGCTGGCTTTCATGATGCGGCAGCAACAGTATTAGACCGTTATGGTAATATACTGTTTGCAGGCCACAGTGAACGCTACAGCAAACAAAAGAATGACGCAGAAATATCGTTTGATCTAATCGACGAGATTGATATGTCACGCATTAGCACCATTGCCTATTACGAACGTCCTTGGCTTAAACAACTACGTAGAGCCTACAGCGGAGAAGGAATCGAGTGGCACAAGTTAACTACAAGACAAATACTTGAACATCAACTTGGTAGAACCAGAATCAAGGGCAAGAAGATTAGAAATTATAGTCATCATCTAAGTCACGCAGCAGCTGGCTTTCAGACCAGTAAGTTTGATCGTGCCACAGTAGTTGTCATTGACGCTATCGGTGAATGGGATACTATCAGCATATGGGGCGCAGAGTATGTGAACAACCAAGCACGATACACTAAGCTATGGACACAAAAGTATCCACACAGTATTGGCTTGTTCTACAGTGCCATTACTGAAAAGATTGGACTCAAGCCCAATGAAGATGAATACATCACAATGGGTATGGCGGCGTATGGCAAAGATTTTGTCAGTATGGCCATGCGTAACAGAATAGTAGGTCACGAATATGCAGTTACGTTCAAACAGAACCTACACCTTGGACTACACGATGAATACTTTAACATATTCCACGATGCTGACATGGCAGCAAGCGCACAGGCAGTAACAGAAGATTTGATACTAAATGTAATGACTCGTGCTAAAAAGTTCAAGTGGAGCACAAACTTAGTTTATATGGGAGGTGTAGCCCTTAACTGCACCGCTAACGCAAGAATAGGAAATTACTTCGATGATATATGGATTATGCCTTGTCCTGGCGATGCTGGCTCTAGTCTGGGGGCCGCTGCACTTTCTTATGGCCATAGGATTAATTGGACAGATGCTTTTTTGGGTCACATTATTCCTGGTGCTTACCCTGTTAATGACGCCTTGGATCATTTACTGTCTGATCGCATTGTTGGTGTTGCGAGTGGTCGTGCAGAATTCGGACCGAGGGCGCTAGGCAACAGAAGTTTATTGGCAGACCCTAGACATAAAGATATAAAGGAACGTGTAAATGAAATTAAACAACGACAACAATTCAGACCCTTTGCGCCAATTATTCTGGAAGAGTTGGCTGATACTTACTTTGATATGCCTCGTGGTTGGGATACTAGTAGGTATATGCAGTCAGTCGCTCGTTGCAGGGTTCCTGACTTATTTCCTGCTATCGTTCACGTTGATTCAACTAGTCGTGTACAGACTGTGCCAAAAGATGGATCGGGAATTAGAGAACTGCTCGAAAAGTGGTATGTAATGACAGGCTGCCCAATGTTGCTCAACACCAGTCTGAATGTAAAAGGCGAGCCTATGGTCAATGATCGTGCTGACGCAGACAGATTTGAACGCCTGTATAAAGTAAAGGTGGTATCGTGACAACACGTATTTTGATTATGGGCTTGCCGGGCTCGGGCAAGACAACATTCGCACAGGAACTAGTCAAGCGATTTATGTTGGAGCATACTGTACAATGGTACAACGCTGATACAGTACGTGCGTTGTACAATGATTGGGATTTTAGCGATGCTGGGCGCAAACGACAAGTCGAACGTATGCGTGACCTTAGCGATAGCAGCGATGCAGAATTTGTTATCTGTGACTTTGTGTGCCCCACTGACGAACTGCGCAACATTTATGCAGCAGACATTGTAATCTGGATGGACACTATACGTGCTGGCAGATTTGAAGACACCAATCGTGCATTCATACCTCCGACAAAGTATACTTACCGTGTGACTGATTGGACTGAGCACTGGATAGAGGCAATCTCAAAACAATTAGTTAAGGTTGGTGATAGTCACAAACGTAGTCTACTCAAAGCACTGAGCTGGCGCACACTGGGTACTTTAGATACCTTTGTGCTGAGTTGGATCATTACAGGCAGTGTAAACTTTGCAGCAGCAATTGGCGGCATTGAACTACTGACCAAGAGCATATTGTACTATGCTCACGAACGAGTTTGGACTCGAATTAAGATTCGTTAACTGCACTTCTGATATTGTCAAGCAATTCATTCCAACAATAGTCCAAGAACTCGTTGCTATAGAATAGACTGTGATTGTGCTCTAAGACGGGCTGCATTTCTTGCAGAATATCATAGAGTTGCTGTTCACTCAGACTGCAAATTTTGCTCATAGTGTCTCCGATAGCCCCCATACGTAGTATAGGATCTTCTATATCATCGTAGCTCTCATCTATCCAAGGGCTAAATGTTTTGAAACCATACTCACGCAAATACTTTAGGTTATGTGCAGGTCCCGCAAGCACAAAGGGCATCTTACTCACAATCGGTTTAAAAATCTTTTCAGTCAAGTGATGCTTGCGCTCCCAATAGCAAGTCTCTGTGACCAAGAAGCAAAAACTTTCTTGTGTTTGCTCGATAGCCCCAAGTTGAAAGCTATTGTTTGGTATAAACTGTTCGTCAGTAAAATCTATGCGAAGTGGCAGAGGCGCCTGTGATATATTTTCAATGACCTCGTTCATTAGTTCTGTTGTTATCAAGCCTAAATCTTTAGCACTGTTTAGATTCGCCACATAGTCCTGCTGATTCTCGGTACACACATCACTATAACTAACGTAGCCTTGATCGAGTATATCACGCTTTACAAGTTCACTTACAAGCAAACTGCGATACACTCTGCTAGAACTGGTAATTCTATTGAACGTGATGAATTTCTTTTTAATAATACGATCTTTGGGGTCAATCAATCTGGCATCATATCTGTATCCGCGATACCAATCGTGTGCTGCAAAAGCATGATGGAAGTAGTAGACAGATTTCCAACGATACAGATGCAGGATTTTGTCCAGTGGATCACTCTCTTTCTCAGTGGTTACTAGAATGTGTGGACCCAATAGTTTCTTTATGCTATTGAATAGTGGATGATTAAATTCACCCAAGATTGGTTCTTGGTCGTAGAATAACAGCAGTGGACCATCTGCTAGATACTTTTTTGGTCTTGTGAAGTTCTCTGTATCATTGAGTTTTCGATTTAGTTCTTCTAGGTCATCTGATACTGATTCTACATTTTCTGGTTGAGTGCTGCCGTAGGGCATTAGGTAAAATACTCTACGTTGTGTTACAATACTTTTTATTGCGTGAAAAATATTTTCGTAATGTCTATGGATATCGTACATGTTTGATGTTTTTTATTTTGGTGCTAAACCAAATCTATTTGCGTTTGAAAAACAGGCTGTGAGCTTGGAAGATGCTGCCTTAAAGGCAAAAACTAGTCACTACTGGTATATTTATGGCAGCAATGACTACACTGGATTTGATTTTGACTATACGCCAGTGCCCTGGGAACAGGATCACTTGCACGTTTGGCCCACACAATGGTCAGAGTTTGGTGGTGCATACCTGGTCTGTGTCAATAGTTTAGCAGAACGCAAGTACCATCATCACACAAAAATTATAACAGCAAAGCCAACTACAGAGCATTGGACAACACTGCACGATGTAACAGAGTTTGACTATAGCTGGCATCCTCATCCAATGGATCCTCCATTCATCTATGTGTTTGGCAATCAATGGCACAGTCCAGAACGTATGCCCACAGTAGAATATCGTGTAGAGGGCGCAACTGAACGCAAGTATATGCACAACATTCGTGCCACACTGGCAGCTACTAAAGATAACTGGGTAGTCAACGCAGATACACCTATCAAGTTTGATTTTACGTGGTGTCCTGATCCATTTGACCCACCCTTCATTTATGTATTTGGCAATCAATACTGGGAAGGACAGCGTAGTGCAACAGTGGAGTATCACGCACCAGGAGCAACAGGGCGTAAGTTTGTAGAAGACATACAGGCAGAACTCTCAGACTTGGATATCTTTTTCATAGACAAGAACAATCCATTGGCAACATCACGTGTGACTGGCTTGCGAGATTTGGGTATTGATGTAAAGACCACACGCTATGCCAATACAATGATAGACACGATCAAACGATGTGCCGCAAAAAGTAAGACTGCTCTGTTCTGGGTCATTAGCAGTGAGAATGAATATAGTGAGTTTGACTTCGACTGGCAACCTGAACCTTGGCAGCGTAGTATGACTCACGTGTTTGGTAGTAAGTGGAATAAATGGACTGATACATTCTTGATTAACAAGAACGAGTTCTTGCGACATATCACGTGGGCAGAAAAACTTGAACAGTTCCCTAACTTGAACTTTGTAGAAAATCAATTAGTGTCTACATCAAATGACAGCAGTGCTATGTACTATGTCGATCATGGCAACGGCGATGCACGATACGATTTTCCCGAGTTGCAGAAGAAGTTTCCAAACATTCGCACAACCAGATTTGTAGACAACTATCTTGACACATTCAAGCGTATCATAGCAACTGCCACAACTGATTATGTTTGGATTCTGAGCAGTGTTTGTAACTACAGCAATTTTGATTTCTCATGGCAACCAGGAGCTTGGGAACGTGAACAGATCCATTGCTTCTGCAACAACATGGGTCAGTGGATGGAAAAGCGAGGAGACACATTTTACATACCAGTGGAAGTATTCAAGTCTCAAATGTACGATCTTGAGTTGTTAGATTGGTTCAATGTTATCAGCTATAATGCAAGTCAAGATGTTAAACGTTGGAATATACCCGTAGTTGAATACGAATCAGACAATTTAATTGAGGAAATCAAGAACTATAACTTCACTACACCCTATGTATTGTTTGCCAACAGAGAGTTTGCTGGTGCGGCTGGAGAAAATGTTGTTGATTGCTTGTGGACAGAGAAAGACAGAACAGTTCGTCCCTATTCACAAAGCGGTGGCATAACTTTGGTGCCACGTGATGTTAAGAAGTATCTAAAAACTCAGATGTATGATTATCCATATCTATACAAATATGATGAGGGCTTGCCATACAATTATTATGCAGACAATTCGTTAGATGTTGTCTACATCAGCAACGGGGAACCAGATGCCGAACGTTGGTACAAGCATTTAGAGAAAGTCTTAGATCAGAAAAATGTAGTAGCAGACTTTCCCAGATTCTCAAACAAACTTCATCGTGTGACCAATGTGAATGGTCGTGTTGCAGCTTATCAGGCAGCAGCAAGAGCAAGCACAACACATTGGTTCTTTGCAGTGTTTGCCAAACTTGAAGTTGATAAGGATTTTGACTTTAACTGGCAACCTGACTACTGGCAAGAGCCCAAGCACTATATCTTCAATGCTCGTAACCCAGTCAATGGACTTGAATATGGACATATGGGCTTGATTGCTTATAACAAGCGACTGGTGCTTGAGAATAATAATCCGGGCATTGACTTTACACTGAGTCAACCACACGAGTCAGTTCCCAAGCTAAGTGGGATCGCACATTTTAATCAGGATGCGTGGACCACTTGGCGTACTGCATTCCGTGAAGTACTCAAGTTGCGTATGTTTATGGACTCTAAACCCACAATTGAAACTGAGCATAGATTGAATGTGTGGTGTACAAAAGCCACTGGCAATCACAGTGATTACAGCATTTGGGGTGCAGCCAATGCGTTGAAATACTATGACGAAGTGGGCGGAGATCCAGCGAAACTACAGTTGAGTTTTGACTGGGATTGGCTGAGAGCACGTTATGATAAATAATAGATGCGCATCCAAGAGATTATCACTGAAACACTGAGCAGAGTTGCTTATCATTATACTAATGTTTCCTCTGCACTAAAGATTGTGAAGTCGGGCGTGTTTGAACTCAGTAGTAGTTTGGGTAGTATCGAACAACAATATGCACCAAAGGGACACAACTACTTTCTAAGCACGACTCGTACCAAGATGGGCAATTACCATCGCAGTCGTGCAAGCAGTTATGGCGTCATATTTGTTTTAGATGGTAATTGGTTCAACAATCACTATGTGTCTAGACCCATAGACTACTGGGAAAATCGTAATCCACAGGCCAGTCATCACAGAGATAGCGAAGCCGAAGACAGAGTTTTCAGCAGAGAGCCAACAATACCAATTGGTGGGGTTGTTGCTATTCATGTTCTGGCAGATCCAGCAGAAGCACGACCACACAACAACGCCATTGTGCGTGAGTTGCTGATTGCTGCAAAAACTCAGGGCATCAAAACATACTTGTATGCTGATTTTAACCCTTGGGCTAACCTAGATACAAGAAAAACCATTGCACCAACACACTTGACAGGTCAGCGTGACCCAGCATGGTTCCGTCCAAAGCGTAAAGCTGGTTATATGCAGCATTGGATTGAGTTGATGATGATTGACGACAAGTCCAAGCTAAGTCCAAAAGCTGACCAAATGCGTTATAGTTTGAACTATACCTATGATAAGCAATCTGCCATAGATGCATTGAAAACAGATTTAAGCAATGCACGTAAACCAGAAAACGGTCAAGAGCGCGCCGCAGCAGTCAGAATTATTGGTTATATGCGCCAGCATCGACTAAACACAGTTGCTGACTTTGTTGAGCACATTGCCAACAAGTGGAAACAGACTCAGGCTGTATAACACTGCTTCACAGTCTGAGCAATATGCTCGACTTCTGCGTCAGTAAGCTCTGGATAGATTGGTAAACTCACACTCTCGTGCGTAAACTTGTATGCTTCCCATTGTGTGCCCATAACTGGATCAAGCAAGTGTCTGCCTGCAACTTCATCATATAGTGCCCGTTCGTAGTGAACTTTAGTGGGGATGTTATGATTGAGTAAAAAGCTACGAAGACTACTGCGATTTTGTGTTCTAAATGCAAACTTACTCCAAGCATGGACTGTGCCTTCTGTAATGGGCAACATATCAGCATAATCACCAAACGTAGAAATATAAAACTCAGCAATCTCAGTTCTGCGCTTTTGCCAAGCATCAAAGTACTTGAGCTTGATTAACATTTGAGCACAATCAACTTCACTCATCTTGCTGTTGATGCCAGCAATCTCGTGTCCACTGTCTTTGCCATTATCTTTGAAGTCTCTGAGTACACCAGCAATGTAAGAATCATCGGTCAAAATCATACCACCTGAACCATAGTTATTCAGATTCTTTGTGGGGTCAAAACTCAATACACTGATATCACCCATTTTACCTGACGGTATGCCTTTGTAACTGGCACCAAAACTCTGTGCGGCATCTTCGATGATGAACATATTGCTATTAAAGAATTCAGTGTTTATTCTGAATCTATCATAGTCAACAGTATTGCCAAACAAGTTAACGTACATTACCGTGTCGATTGTGTCACGGAACGGCTCATAAATTGATTCTAAATCAATCAAACCAGCTGTATTAACATCACAAACCGCAGTGTATTCCTCAATCATCTGTGTAGCATTAAGCGTAGCAACAAAACTCACAGCAGGAATCAATGTTCCCTTAATTTCACGATTTGGGTCACGACACTGTAAGGCAAACAATAAACCAATCGTTCCACTATTCACAGTGATTGCATAGTCTCTGTTGCAACGTTTGGCTACGGCTGCTTCAAACATTTTGGTATTGTCGCCATCCAATACTTGCCCGCTACGATACACATAATCTGTAGCATCGAGTATTTCATCATGTAGATTGTCGTACTGGCGTTTAACCCCAAAAAAGTCAATCATAATTTGGCTTTCCAATAATTGCTATTCTTGAACCATTTTATGTAATCAGCAAACCCCTGCTCTATGTCCATTTTTGGTGCATAATCAAAATCTTGTTGTGCTGCGCTGATATCTAATGCACCACGTGATGGGAATGATAAATCTCTGTCGCATAACTCAACTGTGCCCTTGCCAATCATATCCACAATCATATGTGCTGCTTCTGATAGACTGCGACCATTTGAACGTGTGATGTTGTAAGTCTTGTTTGCAGCATTTGCGCTAAGAACAGCCTGTGTTATTCCCATTGCGGTATCGTCAACATGCGTGAAGTCAAGTCGTTCAGTGGCTCCATTGACTTTAAGTGGTTCCCCTCTAAGAGCCGTGAGAATAAATTTACTGACCACACGATCCTCCACATCACATTCTCCGTAGACAGCAGATGGGCGTATAATAGTATGATCAAAGCAACCACGCTTAGTATAATCTCGAACAAGGTCTTCTCCCATTAATTTCATTATGCCGTATTGGCCCTGTGGTTTACACACAGCGTCTTCTGTGACTCCATCAGTAAAGTCACCATAGACCATACTGCTGCTGATATAAACAAACTTTGGAATTCTAAATGCTCGTGTTAGTTCAAGCAGATTGACTAAAGCACTACCCATTACATCGCTGGCCCAGATTGGATTCTTACTTACTGCTTTTTGTCTTGGAAAACTGGCAAGATGTATAACTGCCGAACACCCACCGCTAAAGGTGCGAAAGAAATCTTCTATCTGTTTGTGTTCTCTAAGGTCAACATAGTGTATATTGGCCCGCATACGTTTCTTGCGTTCTTGAGTCAAATATTCAAGCTCGGCTTTGTATACAAATCCATAGTTGGTATTTGAATCAATAATAAAGCATTCGTGTCCGCGTTCTTCTAATTTGCGTACCACATTGTGCCCGATGAAGCCGGCACCGCCTGTTACAATGTATCTCATTGTTCTACTTTCTCTATATGGGATAAACATTCGTTGGCAAATAATGTTTGAACTGGTTCTTTATCAACATGAAAGTAAGGTCTAACTTTCATGTTATTATGATACCATAAGTTTGTTAATAGTTGCTGATCTTTATAGTCTACAATGAAGTTTTCCATAAAATTTGAATTTATAAATGCAGCATAGTCTTGTTGATATTCAAAACCGCCTAGGGTAAAACAAAATGGTATGTTTTTAATTTTCAACATTTGTAAACAGTAGCAGATGAAAAAATAATTTTTAACTCTCTCAAAGTTTTCCGAAAATACTTCTAGTATGCACGAATCTAATTTTAACAGTAAAGCAGGATCAACCATATTTCTGTATTGATTAGTTGCGTATCTAGATTTGATGTAGTCTGCCAACCCTTCTGTGGATAGCTGATTGGGCAATGCATCAAGGTTTTTGTCTAACTCATATCTACCAGTGCTGGTAAAAGACAGTATGACAAAATCAGGATTCAGTCTGATGCCTTGTGTTAATTGTTCTGCAATAAGTGCGTTACTAGATCCACCGTAGGCCAAATTACATACCTCATAGTTCGGCGAACTGTTTAAAATTTTTTCACTCCAGTGTAGTCCTGAGTAGTCTGGATCTGTTATGGAAAAACTGTCTCCGCATAATAGTATCTTCATACTGCCATTGGTGCCCGGATTGCGTCGTGACTGGTATAGTTTACCAGTTTGATATCTGACATTGTGAACTTGGTAATGTCAGTGATATCGGTATTAAGTTGTAGTTGCGGGGCAGGTAGTGGTTCACGTTTCAATTGTTCCTTAACTTGCTCTACATGGTTGAGGTATATGTGTGCGTCGCCGAGAACGTGAACAAACTCACCAACCCCCAAATGGCACACTTGAGCTATAAGATGCGTCAGCAACGAATAACTCGCAACGTTAAAGGGTACCCCCAAAAACATGTCGCAACTACGCTGGTACATCTGGCAACTTAATTTTCTAGTTGGCAGACCTAATTCTTTTAAAATTTCTGCTGTCTTTTTCTGACCTTCAAATCTAGGATCTAAGAACATTTTATGCACAGCATCAGTGTTACGATAATTCATATAAACACGATCAAGTTCTTGATCGGTCATATCACTGACATAGAACTGTGCAAAGCAATGGCAAGGGGGAAGAGCCATCATACTCAATTCCCCGGGATTCCATGCTGTCAAAATATGACGACGACTATCAGGATCGTTCTTGATGCCGTCAATTAATTCTCGAAGTTGATCTGTTTCTTTGAAGTGTACACTGCCTTTGCGATTATACTGTGTACCAAAATCATCACGGAATGTTTCTGCTTTATGTACAACAGGAGTACGCCAGTGGCGCCATTGCACGCCATATACTCTGCCCAAGTCGCCCTCAAATCGGGCTTTGGGTCGCCAGTAGGGTGCTGTGGCATTGGCAGTCCAGATAGTTGTCTTGCTAGACTCGGCGCTACCATATAAAATCTCTCGCAGCCGCTTTTCATCTCCTGAACCTTCAAGCAGCCACAGCAACTCTGATACTACACTACGCCAGGCTAGCTTCTTAGTCGTAACCGCCGGAAAGGAGTCTGCAAGATTATATCTCTGTTGCATACCAAACAGACTAATAGTTCCAGTGCCCGTTCGATCTTGTTTAGTGGTTCCATTATCAAGAACCTGTTGTAGTGCGCCTAAATATTGATTCATATACAGTAAATGTGCAGTTGTCTTCGGGAGCAGCGCTGGCACTTACCATGCGATACCCACTCAACATTGATTTTAAGTTAATCTTAGTATCTATTTTATACACACCCTTGAAGTGTGTCAAGTATATTCTGTCATACAAGTCAGCGCATTGTGCCAGAATCTCTGAACCGCCAACAACCCAAACAGTCTTGTTTGGATTTTCTTTTCCTATTTGTCGTACTTGTTCTTTGATATCGCCACTGATAACTCTGGCGTGCTCGATTGGTCTATTAGTAGCAACATACGCAGTCCTGCCTGGCAATGGCTTCGGCAGTTTGGGATCATCCCAACTACGACGACCCATAACAACGATGTGACCATCTGTAAGATGCTTGAAGTTTTTCATGTCATTGGAATTATGGGGCCAAGGCAATGTGCCATTGAACCCAATGCCACCGAACTGATCGGCGGCGAATAGGGCGTTTATCATAGATTTTTTAATATGCTATTTGTAATAGGTTGAACAGTATTTGCAACGTTGTCTGCATCAATAAAGAAACTTGCGTCTTTAATTACATCATCGTTTGCATCTAATCGACTGTTAATCATATCTTCAAGTTCTTCTTCTGCATAGCCCTCAGCCAGCATATCACGAACATTGATTTCAACTACTGTACCGTCGATTAGTTCTACTTCAATCTTTTGAATAACGGATATCGGAGCTTCAACAGTGTCTATCTCTGCCAATATCTGTTTCCATTTATCCCGCTCTGTCACAAGCAGTTTAAGCCGTTTGCTTTTTCTTGGCTGTTTTGGCTTTTGTGGTTTTTGTTGTGCCATCGGTCTGAACAGGATTCAATGTAGCAGCCTCGGCTTCGAGTCGTGCTGCTTCTGCCAACATTTGTTGGGCTTCAAGTTTCATCTTAGCGGCTTGTGCAACACGTTGTGCGGCAAGTTGATCGTCTGTTAGAACATCGCCAATGGCAGCATTAGATGTTTCTGCAACATTGCTGCGACTTGCTGGGTTCTGACCAACTTCACGTGCTTCACGCTTGCCAGTGAATCCGGCGTTCTTGTCCAAATCTGCCATCTTTTTGATAGCTTCTTCGCCCTGTTCCATTTGATTCAAAATGCTGTTCAATTCATCAAGACGTACATTGGATTTAGCATTTGGGGTAATGATAACTTGGTTAGTTGGAACTTTTTTCATCAGCCCCATTTTGTGAACTGTTTCAAGACAGTTGCGACCATCAGCCATTGTATGACGGAACAATGCATCAGCCAAGTCTTTACTGTTTTGACCAATTGGGCTTTCAAGTACTTTCATAACATCGTCGTGAATCATACTTGGCAGCATATCGCTGTACAAGACCAAGCACATATGTTCGTCACCTGGAATTTGGCGATAGGCCAAAACAATCTTTTTGTCGTTGTGTTTACCAATATGTTTAAGCATTTTGTTCTCCTGCTGGTGCTGCTGGAGCTTGACGGGCGATAGCACCTTGTGCTTCTAAGAAAGCAAACAAACGGTCGTGTAAGCCACCGATTGCAGACATTTCTTCTGCAGGAACTGCTCCGCGCTGTGCGAATGCTTGAATAGTTTGTAGAGCCAAAACCAAATCGCTTAGTTGCAGAGTTGGTGCAGAGGGTTGCTCTACTGGGGCTTCTGTTGTTTGAGTTGTGTCATCAGACATTTATTTTCTCCGTTCAAATAACTATAGATATTTAACACATAGTTACCGAACAGAAAAATTTTTTACCACTGAGGGGTTTTATTTATAGTATCTAAAATTAGGCTAAAGTAGCTGGCTTCCCCGGGTTCTTCAAACGCTACGCATCGTGTAACACCAGTCTTACCCAAATCACTTTCTTTGTAGAAATCACCGTAGTAAAAGCGACCAGTCAGATGCTCATAAATCCAATCTGTGATGGTTTTTTCATTGACATAGGTATCAAACAGTACCTGGGTAAAATGCGGAGGGCAGTGCTCTACTCTCCGCAGTCCAAACACAGCCAATGGATTAGCTTCGTTGTGTTTCAGCATCAGATACCCAACTTGGCCTTGTCAATTTGACCAGTGATCACTGTGATGTTTTGATCCATGTGTGGATACTCGACAACGATTTTAGTTTCAAGCGACTTTTCTGCCTCGGGCATTTGACCTTCGATCAGGCTAAAGTCACGTACTGCAACTGCAATTTCTGCGGCACGATGCAAGTCACCCAAACGCAGTTCAAGTTCCAAAATACGCTCAATGGCAGCATCCAAGTCTGCTGGTGCATTGTGATACGTTGGCTTGATCATAACAGGGGTATCTGGATTTTCAGATGTTGTATCTACTTGAGACATTTAGTTTCCTTTAACAAGATTAGTAAAATTCAAATGTTCTGCACACTTGACACAAATTGCATTGTACCGTGGGCCACCAGTTGTACTGATCACTGCATCGCAACTGTGACACAAGATAAAAGCCTGTGTTACAATGGCACCACGCGGTGTTTCGTAAATTGGCTCCAGAGTGTAGCCAATTATTTTGCGATTATTTTGCATCTTCGTAGTGTGCCCAGATACCGAACTCGGGTTCAGCGCTAGGGTTGCCTTTGATGATCCAAACAGTGTCGCAGTAGCTTTCAACTTCTTCTGGACGCCAGCCATAGAAACAGTAGTCAGTGAACATAATCAGTTTCTTGGGTTCGATACCGTTTTCGATCAAGTATTCCCACACACAGTGAGGGTCAGTACCGCCACCGCCTAGTGGATCAAACTCAGTGATTTCAGCCATGTTTTCACTAGTGAACTCACCGATGCCACCAATCTCAGTATCCCAACCCACGACACGGATTTTGTATTCAGTATACGAATCCATAATGCCTTTGATTTCACTGAAAAAGATTTTCAGTTCCTCGGGACCAATCGAACCTGATGTATCGATACCGATAAAGATATCAATAGTTTCACCTGGCTTAGTAGATGGCAAGATAGCATCCATGTGCCAAGACTTACGACCTGGACGAGCAAATGTGTAATCGTTTTTGATCACTGATTGAATTTGTTGTTCAAGCAATTCTTTCCAGCTGATTTGAGGTTCAGTCAAATCTTGAATCATACGCTTGACACCACCGGGCAAGTTACCTGCACCTGCTGCCTGGGCAGCCTGCAACACAGCATCCTTGACTTCATCACGAATGGCTTTCTTTTCTTCCTCGCTCAGTTTAGGACGACCTTTACCATCTTTGTTGCCGTCACCATCACTATCACTTTCGCCATCACCATCGCCATCCAAGTGTTCATCAAGGATCTGCTTGAGCATATCGTTAATGTCTTTTTCAGTAGCGTTTTGCATCAAGTGATCGTAGACTTCTTCCATACTCCAGCCCTTGTATTTTTGATCATACAAGCCCACTGGAATCTTTTCACCCAAACGCTGATCAACCAAGTCATTGTTCACGCAGTAGTCTGCGGCAATGTTACTGACTTTGGGATCACGATCAACACGGCGACCCATGTGATCATAGACAACGTGCAACACTTCGTGACCAAACAAGAACTCAATCTGCTTGATCGGCATCTTGTTGATAAATTCTGAGTTGTAATAAAAATGGCGACCGTCAGTGGCAGCAGTACCACACCATTCGTCGGCGTTAACCAACTTCAAACGAGTAGCCAAGTTGCCGAAAAATGGCGCACGGAGTAACAGACCGATACGAGCAGTGACGAGTTTATCACGTGCGGCTGCATCGACTTGGGGGTTAGTTACTGTTGCGGCTTTTGTTTTTTCTGCGAGAGTGTTAGACATTTCTGCTCCTGTTGAGTCTCTATTATAGCATAGAGTTGAAAATTTTGCAAATTCGAAAATGTAATACTCAAGTATTCATCCACTTGAGCGAAAAATATGTTAGTAGTTCATCTTTTAGATAGATGTAGTATTTACGATCATCTTTGTGCCAAGCCCATTTTGGGTTAAAACCATCCAACTTGTCCATAACTTCGTGATACTGTATTGCCCAGAAGGTATCACGATCAATACCCGGACCATAGTTTTCCCAACACCAGTTGCGAATCTGTATATACACAGCAATGTCACTAGTCCCAAGTCTAACACGGTGACTGAAAAAAGTGCTTAGTGCGTGTCTACCGTCAAGTTTTTCTAGTTGCATAGTAAAAAAGGGGACTTACAGATTTCTCTAGCCCCAATGTTCAACCTAAGGAGATAACCGATTACTTACCGCTTGCGGCGATAATGTACTTGCCGAAGCGTTTGTGGAACTCGTCAAAGTGAGCCATCTTACCTGGCACCATTGGCAAGCTGTAAGTTGTCAGAGCAACACGAGCACCCATAACAGTCAACTCTGTGGAGAAGTTGTTCATCATGAATGATAAGAAGTTGTCTGCCTGTTTGTGGAAGTCAGCAATCTTGTCCTTGCCCAACTTTTTGTATTGCTCTTGCAATTCGTAGCACATACTGATAGTCAATGAGTACATAGCACTCACTTCTTTGACTTTCAACTCAGTGACTTTGCCTTGCAACACATCAGAGGGGTTAGGCATTTGACCTGCAACTTTGCGGTGAGCCATAAAGCTCAGAGCAAGACCTTCACCAATAGTACCTGACACCAAGTCACGCAACTCGTCATCACTCATACCGTCTTGTTTCAAGAACTGCGACACGAACGACCAGCTACGAGGAGTAGCAAACGCACGACTTGCACTTTTTGGATCAAAGTCAAACAAACTGTGTTTTGCGAAACCAATGTAACCAACAACGTCTTGGTGAACTTGATTGTTCACAGCCCATTGGAACCAGCTGTCAAAGTCAGGACGAACTTCCAAGTGAACAAAACGATTAGCCAGTGGGCTAGCCATACGATATGTCACACCTTTGTCAGACTCACGGTTACCAGCAGCAACCACAACCACGTTGTCGGGCAACTGATATTTGCCAACACGGCGGTCCAAGACTAGTTGATAAGCAGCAGCCTGCACAGCGGGAGCCGCAGAGTTCATTTCGTCCAAGAACAATACAACGATGGGATACTGAGCACAGGTTTCAGCATCTGGCAAATCGATTGGGGGAGCCCAGTCCATTTTGCCTGTGTCACGATTGAAGTATGGAATACCTTTAATGTCAGTTGGCTCCATTTGTGACAAACGGACGTCATAGCAGACGCCATCAAGTTCTTGTGTCAGACCCTTGATAACGTCAGACTTGCCGACGCCTGGAGGACCCCACAGAAAAACGGGGCGTTTCGTATTGAAACAGGCTTTGATACGATTACGGGCTTCACTCGGGGTGACGGTGCGAGACTCAGTTACTGCCATTTAGATACTCCTTGTTGAATGACATTTTTAACATTGAAACTGTATTATACAGACTTTTTATGATCTGTCTGTAGTTTTTATGCAACAAACAGAAAATATTTTTATGCCGCCTCCAGCATATTAGCTGGAACGCGCCAAGTAAGATGACTCTTGCCATTTTCTGACACGAGAATGAATTTGCGGTTGACTTTTTTCACAGTGCCCAAGACGATTTTGTTATCACGGGTACTAGTAAAACGAACTTGGCTACCGATGACCAAGCTGCCTGTATTTTTATGAACCAGTTGACTGCGGGCAAATTTCAGCGCATTGTAGATGGAATCCAGATCAGTATTAGAAAACTGACCAGAAATGATCGCTGAGTTAACTTCTTGAAGTGTAGTCATTTTGCTTCCTGTTTCGTTTAACAATATATGTATTATACAGCCGTTTTTCAAAATCACCAAACGCAAAAAGAAAAACCGTTGCATTTCTACAACGGCTTAAAAATGAATACTTTTGTTTGTCAGTCTAGTAAATGGTCTATGTTGATGGGCTTCAACTTGTCAGTAGTTGATACAACTACTGGCTCAATGAATCGCTGATCCATCTTTTCAAACATTTTTGGATCTCGCTCAATCAGAATGGCCCTACGATTCAGTGCCTGACAGGCAAGCCCAGCTGACCCACTTCCAGCAAAAGTGTCCAGAATCAAATCACCATCATTGGACAAGAGTTCGATAAAGTAACGCAAAACTTCTTGTGGCTTTTCAGTTGGGTGAATTTTGTTCTTGCCAAGACCGCCGCTGTACGTGATGGTATTTGGAACTACACACTCGATAAGCCCATTGGACTGTTTTCTTGAATTGAACACTGTTTCGTATTCTTTTCTGGCACGTTCAAATACCTCAGTCAAGTTATCAGTTGACTTGCTGTCCTTGATTGCTTTGTACAAGATACTGCTGGCTTTGTCGGCTGAGGCATATCGCTCAACCATACTGTCAATCTTTGCGTTGGCGTGAAATGTACGCTTACCCCCGGGCTTGATACCAAACAACACATACTCACACCCGCTCACAGGATTTACTTGACGATTGAATGGCACGGCAGCTGGCTTCTTCCAAGTCCACACACGCTTGGGTTCAAACCCAACTCGCTCCATTGACTTCCACAGATAAGATACATACTGGTCAGAGATAAAGACTGCAAACGCTCCGCCCTTACGAACTTTTTTGAACCACAGAGCAGACCAGCTGTCAATCTGCTTTAAGAAGTCATTGTGTTCTACTGAATCCCAATCCTGCTCAAAACTTTCGCTGAATCTTTGATTGTGAATAGTAGTTTTATTCTCACCAGTTTCTTTGTCGATCCACACTGGCTTGGCGCCATCTTCACTGATATTATATGGTGGGTCAGTAAGCAACAGGTCAACGCTGTTGTCGGCAATCAACTGATCCTGTTCGAGCATATCGCCCTGTATTCTGGTAATCATTTATTCTCCGTAGTCTGCACTGTCTTCTTGTTCTTGCCTGAATGCCTCTGCTTGTTCAAGCGTATCAAATGGATCACTTTGGAAAGCACACTGACCCCAGGGTCCGTTGAAGTAAACATAATACTTGCGTTCTTGATCATCAAAACGAATTTTCAGTTCATCCATACAATGCTCCTTTAAGTTCAGTATTATACATTAGCACTGATTAAATGTAAAGTAGAAAAAAGTATTAATTATTTTCTTGCAGATTGTCCAAATACGTACCCAAGTTGCCAGCGTGTAGAGCCAGCATTATGGCATCTTGCTCACTGTGTACCCATAATTCTTTTAGGTCTTTGATGTAGTATGGCTGTGTTAACAGTCGCTCTAACTGTAACAACATTTTGGGGGTGATGGGTCTATCAAGACCTACAAGGTGTAAATCGAAGTCTGTTTTCTTTGCTAACCACATAGCGCCAACTTTGCTTAGGCGCATACTTGTGGGCTTGGTGGGATTAAAGAACCACTGATATCTGTCCCAGGTACTGGTCGGCGCATTTGGGATAGTGGCCCATTCTATGACCCATTGGTCTTGTGTCTTATGCTCTGTAGATTGTGTCACCTTGCTTCAACAAGACCACTGTAAATTTATCTGTCTTGAAAGTGTTGTTCATCTTTTTGCACAGATTGATAGCGTGTCCGCTATTGCTAAATGAAACCTTTTTGTATTTAGGTCCCGGATAGTGAACTAGGGTATGGAATGTTTTAAGATTAATAGGTTGGTTGTCGTAGAACACTGCCCATATGCCTTCGCTGGCTAGCACTTGATCGCTCTTATATGTAGTTTTGTTAACGTGTTCTAATAGAACCGTTGGCTTTGGTCTTGACATACTCTTTCCTTGACTATAGTTATTTATATTCAATAACTACGCACATTATTTAAAACTGCCCCCATCCATCCCCATTTGGGCAACCTGCGCAACAGGTTCTGGTTGATCGCTGAGTTCTGCTATATGTGTTAATAAGGCAAAGATATCGTTGTGAAGATTTCTTGCCTCTTGTGCAGACAGTACCAACTGCTTGCTTTGTGTTTGATTCATAACACGCACTTTGTCGTTAAACATACGCACGTGCAAACTTAGTTTATTGATTTCGATCATCTACTTCTCGTTCAGCGGCTTCTTGCGTTGCAAAAGGTCCACAGTATTCGTAACGATTCAACATAATGAGTTTTGGACAGTATTGCAAACTCCAATCATCATCAAGTTTTACTGCGTAGTATCCAGCGCCGAAATAGCTCTTGCTCATACGAGTTTTGGTATAGATTGGCAAGTAACGTTGGACATCAAACAGTGCATTGAAGTGTTTACCGCCTGTGGGGAATCCATAGATGTTATCTTCAACTGTGACTTTCTTGCGTTCGGCTTTGGCAAATACAATGTTGTATTTGGAACTCAGCATTTTGATACTGGGAAAGTATTCCCGCTGATAGTCATGCACATAAGCATATCCACCATCTTCATCAATTGCCTGAATTGTAGCGCATTGCTGTCCATCACGCTCGACAATCCAGAACTTATCTTTAACTATGGGTTTTGCGATGGTGTTCATTTTTGTAGTTGGCTCATTGTAATAATTTTGCCCAACTCTTTATCGAAGTCAGCATCCTCGTGAATCAGATACAGCTTGGGTATTGGGCCAGACTGGATGCTGATGATATAGCCACCGTTGGCATGTGTGATGCGTATTGTAATATCACTGTTGATATAAACGTTGGGTTCTTGTGCGCCTATGCTATATAAACTACTTGCGTTGCCTAGTGCTATGCCCGCACTTGCGTATTGTCCTGCTATTGCCGTCATTGCTTTGTTTTCCTCTTTGTCAAATAAGATGCGTCCACCAGATAACCAGTTGGCCAGACGCAGGCGTGATTTTTTGAACATCATTGTTTCAATAACTCCATGGCAACAATTTGTCCAATGCGATGAGCAATGTCTTGTTCGGTGTCGGGGATCACATAAGTTTTGTTGTTGCTTTCGTCCCGGCGACGATCGTATGTACGCATCTGTACAATGGTTCCGCCCTCGGCCGGCATCACTATGAATCGCATACCGTCAATGTCTGCTTCTTCGCCGACTCGTACTTTACCTGATGCCACTGTTGTAGCGTAGATCTCGTTTTCACGTTTTGGATAGTCTTGGACCCATGCCATAAAGCGGTATAGAGTGCGTCTAATCATTTTTGTTCCTTGGTTTCTTCTTCTAGGGTGAGCGCCTTCATAATCTCAAGACGCTCGTATGCGTCTCTAAGGCCAGGATGTTGGTCCATTCTAGCCTTGAGTTCTAGTTCTTCAGCACGCCGTTGTTTGGCCCAATCTAGCAGACTTTCGGCCTCCTGGCTAAGTCCAACACCAGCATAGCCCATATTCAATGTAACCCAACTAGCTCCATCGTAGACTTCCATATTTTGATTGCCGGTATTGTAGCGCACATTACCTACACCTTGAAGTCCACTGTAGCCATTTACGTAAGTGCTTGCCTGGCCACCTGTGATGTGTATATAACGCCCAATTGGGTTTATATCTCTAATCATTCGCCATCGGACTCCGCAGCCGCCTGGCGCGCCACTTCCTCGTCAATCTTGGCCTGTAGCACTTGTGTTATAAGCTGATTGAGAGTGATGTCTTTTTCATGTGCCATCAGCATGAGTTGATACAGTTCTTCCTTAGGAAGATTGAGTTCAATCTCGCTGTAGCCGTCTAGTGATTCTTCAAAGTCTTCATGTTGTGTAGTCATAGTTTAGTCTCCGGGTAAGGTGCTGCCAAGCAGTCAACATATTGTTGTGGGCTTTCGCTGATTTTCTTCAAGTCATACTTGCCGCAGAACTTCAAGAATTTAGAACCAATTTGTGGCACAGATTTGACCACGCTGCCTTCTGCAATGGTAGTGGCTATTTTGACTTTGACTTCATCTGGCTGAGCAGTGAGGTCAACGAGTGTGACATTGCGGTTGTAGTCATCCAATACTCGATGCTCAACCCCGTTGTGGTCAACCCACTTCTGCAACATAAGATTGTTCCAAGAATATCCTTTGCTATCCCTATCGGCAAAGGCTTCTTCCAGACCCGTCTTATTCTTAGTGCCCTTGGTTCTAACTCCAGGATATGCGGAGAAGACATTATCACTAGCATCTCCACGCATACATTTCTCAAAGAGTATCCACTTGGGCTCGGGAATTTTCTTGGGTTCTTTGGTTTTCTTATCAACGACTTGCTTGCCTTTTTTGTCAAAAATACCTTGCAGAGTGTGCAATTCTTCATTGACGCCATTGTACTGAACAACATTAGTGGCCAGTAACTGATGGAAGTCTGAATCTGTGCTGATGATAACGTGCTCGTCTTGTGGATGTGCCTGAATCCAACCAGCAATCAAATCATCTGCTTCTAAGTTTTCGTGTCGGAGCACTGTACAGTTTGTGCTTTCTTTGAGGAAAGTTTTAAGTGCATCAAATGCTTCCCAAAACAAACGATCCTCTTCTTGTTCTTTTTCAGTCAATGATGCAGTTTTAACTGCACGATTCTTTTTGTATGGCTCATAGAAGTCCTTGCGCCAGCTACGACCTTCTAGGCAGATCACAACGTGGTCTGCTTTGTGATTACGAAACGCACTAGAAATGCTACTCAAGGTAACGTGGATAGCAAATCCAAGTTTGTCCCACATTTCTGCCTGACGATGTGCGCTGTGCCGAGCACGAAAGAATGTGTTTGCAGTATCAACAATTAGGTATTTCATAGTTGATATTATACTAGCAGTTTATTTTTTAGTCAAGTAATATTGCACAATTTGGTCGTACAGATAATCGGCCCAAGCTGCGTGTGCGTCTGCCCCAAAATGATAACTATTTTGTTTTACAGTTTTAAAACCCTGTGCCAAACACCAATTGTAATACGTTAGTTCTCTGTTGTATGGATCAAGATAGCAGTTGTTCCAATCCAAGTGTTCTACATTGGCAAACGGTTCATAGCAGGTAAAGAAGTAGTGATTGATGCCATGCTTTTCCAAGAACTGGTGAAAGTTGTGTATGGCTCTGTGCTCTTTGTTTATGTGTGTTTGATAGTCTAAGTTTACTATCCATTTTCGGTAACGATCTTTGATTTCATCAGGCCAATCTTCACCAACTCCACCTGCATTGACCTGATAGTAGCTGTCCTTGTGGAACCATTCTTCACGCTCCCAAGTTGACCATCCAATCACAATCAAGTCTGGACGAACCTGATTTAATATAAAGTCTTCTGTGGTGCGAACTATGCGTGTGTTACTGGCGGCACTTTCGGCATCACAATGTAGCGTAGCACCTAGTCTGTCTGCTAGTCTTTGTCCCCAGCTTACAGCAAGATTGTCAGGATGTGGCGCACGACCATATGCCCACAACTTGGGATCATCTTGTGCAAAACAATAATCGTTTACTGCTTCGCCTGCGGCAGTATGACTATCACCGTTGACGTATAAAATTGTCATAATTAGTATAAATAAAAGTGCCGATCGCGGATTCCCCAACCCCATCGGCTCTAACAGTTGTAAAGGAACTATCAGCATGAATATTTATTATGTATATGCCTACATCAGAGAAGATGGCACCCCATACTATATTGGAAAAGGTACTGGAAAACGAGCGTGGGTTCATTGCAATAACGATGTTATCCACCCGCCCAAGGACACAATGAGAATTGTAATTCTTGAAAATAATCTAACAAATCTTGGGGCACTTGCCCTTGAGCGTAGAATGATTCGTTGGTATGGTAGAAAAGATTTGGGCACTGGGATTCTACATAACAGGACTGATGGTGGCGAAGGTGGGCAAGGATATAAACCAAAACCATTTACCGAAGAACACAAGAAAAATATGAGCAAGGCATGGGAAAAGAGAAGATTGACTCCTATATCTGAAAAAACTCGTGCCAAATTAAGTGCTAAACGCAAAGGTAGGACCTCTCCAAATAAAGGGTTATTAGTTGGCTACAATAAAGGTAAACGTTTAAAAACATTTAAATGTATACATTGCGAAGTTGAAACTACCAATGGAAATTTGCAACGATGGCACAATGATAATTGCAAGAAGAAAAGTTCATAATTTCAATTGTATAAACGTTGCCATCTTGGGGTCATCGAATCTTACAATGGCTTTGATATCCCTTATAAGCAGGTCTAACATCCCACCCTTCACCGCCTATGCGATTGTGTAGAACGAACTTTCGTGGGCCGACATACTTTTCTAATTGGTCAGCCATCCAGCGAAACCCACAATCAAATTCAACTTCGACCATTTTCTTTTACTAATGCCATAACTACTTGAAGACGCTCAAACACATCTGCTACCGCGGGATGATCGTGATATCTTGCTGCATCGTCCAAAAGAGCCTTTAATGCAGTATACCTAGCAAAGTCACTGATTAGAGGGAACAGATAAGTTTTACCATCGGTCTTGAGTATTGTAGTTTTCTCTGTCGGGGCAGCTACCTTAATGGTAACATGAGATCCTGCTGGCGGAGGAGTAGTAAACATAATAGTGCCCTCACCAGCGACATAGTTAATGCCAGGCACCTGTACTACACCATTTACAAAAACGCTTAACATTCTCTATATGCCGGGTTAGGAAATTCAAGTTCAAACACGAAGAACTTATTTCCATCTGTGTCTCTGAGAGTTTCTAATGTGCGATTCTGTTCCGCTTCACTCTGTGTCAAATAAAATCCTGACCCAATATACGCTGCACCAGCGGCAGCAGCGCCAGTGGTGCTAAAGTTCAGATTTGTCTTTGTTGACATTCTGACTAACTGAAAGACCCGCATGGTCTTGGGTATTGGTAGAGACTCCATTAACTGGCCTCGCTACGTCCGTCACCTAGGTTCTTGCGATCAATGACTCGTGGACGAGCATCATATGGTTGATTAGACTCCCATTGCTCATAGTTTTCCATAGCAATGTTCTTGCAGATAGTTTGGAACCAACGATCAATGATAACATCTTCTGCTTCGTTGGGCTTGCTTTGATAGCCAGCACGAACTAGATTAGTGATGAATTTCTCATTCCAATCTAATTCAAATGCGCCATTACCCACATTGTCTGGATCAAGTTCAATGCTTATGATAGCAACATAGGGTTCACCCGCTTCTGTTGCGATTTCTTTTGCTGTCTTTACAGCTTCTGCTGGTTTCTTAGCAGGTGTTTTCTTTACTGTGGCCATTAGGTTCCCCATTCATTTTTAAATAGCGGCACTTGCAATCGGTCGCTGTAACGCCAACCCTTACGCATTGCCATTTCTGCTACAGCACGATTGTTTAGACCATAGACTGATTCAACGCCGCCGCAGGGCATTAGATAAACGTGCCCTTTAAAGCCCTCTGCACGATATTCAGCTACAGTATCTTCAATCTCTTGTAAGTCAGTGTCGTGTGCTATAACAAACTTTAGATACACTGTACCAACATCTTCGTATTCGCAAACGATTTTGGGTCGGATGGCTTCTTCGTGCTTCTCGCCACTAATACTTAGTTTTGGGCTGACACTGAAAGTAATTTCACGATCTGGTGATTGTGTAGCCCAGCCACGCAAAAAGTTGTAGAAACTTGCGCTGAGTTCCTGTGTGCCATTTGTTTCAAAGGTCAGTTCTTTTAGTTCTGCCATGAAAGGGTGTGTGAGTAAGTCTGGATAACTGCGTTGCCATCCTAGAAGCGGCTCACCGCCTGTGATAACCAAGTGCGCATCCTGCCAAGCCCCTCCAGGCAATATATTCCTACAACGATCGGCAATAGCATCAATTGTAAGCATAGGACTAAGGTCCTTAAAATCAGGGTGCCAACTAGCGTAACTGTCACATCCAGTTTCTGTGAGAGGAAGTTCTTCATATTTTGTGTATAAGTGTTTGACGGTTGCAATATCATCTGCTTCTGTACTTAGTTGACCCTTGGGCATACCAAAGCCGGCGCACTTGAAATTGCAGCCAAATGTTCTAAGAAACACGCTGGGTACGCCCATATAGCGCCCCTCGCCCTGAATACTATAAAACAATTCTGCGATTTTAATTTTGCTCATAAATGTTTGACCACTTTGTTAGTTTATCTTTTTTCTGTAGTTTGGCCATTTCTAGCCCTTCTTGTGTGACAACCCCTTGTTCGACTAGAATATCAATCATGGCTAGTACATCACCTAGTTCCATTTGTAGATGTGTTCTGTGTGTGAGACCACTTTTGTAGTGTTTGTCATCAAATCCAAATCTGCGAACTTTGCTGACTTCTACAATGGCTTCTGCACATTCTTCTTGTAGTATGTCTAGTGCTTCTTGAATTTGTTCTTGAGTTTTTCCGGGTGTCATATTTGATTCCAATGTCTTAAAATACCTGCTACGATAAACAAGTTTGTCACTACAGATATTAACACAATTGCGCTACGGATACAAGCAATTAGGTCTGCTTCTCGATCCGTACCGCCAGTTTTTTCACCAAGAGCTTTCGCCCAAAGTCTCCAGAGATTACGCAAACAAGTCCTCATTCCATTCTCTGTGGCCTTCACGGAAAGCCATGTTGCTCTGTGTCTCACGCACTTCTACACGGTAGCACCAAAGTCTTTTTGCTTCTCCTGGGCCCCACATTTCAGGAATGTAAACGCCATTCACATACTTGTAGAGTTGATCACTCAGTGCTTCGCAGCCCAATGCTGGCAGCACAATGATCTTGGCCATTTTCTTTTCTTGTAGCAGTTTGAAAGTTTCAAGTTCTGGATCATCTTGAGCCACGATTAAGGTATGGTCGAACTGATCTTCAAGAAACTTCTTCAAGTCTTTCAATCCGCCATAGTCTGCGGCCCAGTTGCGAACGTCTAGGTCATCTGTACCAAAGTAGAACTTCATACTGAATGAGTATCCATGGATTAGATTACAATGGCTATCTGCACGCCACTGTCTATATGCACAAGGAAATGCATCGTGATACTCTTTTGTGCTGGTGTATTTGTATTGAACTGGATGACGAAGATACTGTCTGTAATCTTTATCTACTGCGTTAAAATCGTCTGACATGCTGTTTTCTCCTATGTTAATTTTAGCATAGGCTGGCAGAGTTTGTAAAGCGGGATGAAGCCAAGGCCGCTAGATCAACTGACCGATCAGTGATTCTTTATTACCATACCAATGTGGAATTGGTTCTGGTTTGTCTTTCTCACGCATCCGTTTGATGTTCATAAACTCAGTAGAAACATTTAAGAATGGTATGAAGTAACTATATTTAACCCTGACCCCTACATTGTAGAATTGTATTTTATTATATTGTTCATCTAGTGTGCAATCAAACTGGTTGACATAACTCAGTGCAATCTCGGGAGTATATAGAAAGAATCCAGCTGGGTGTTTTCCATTACGATGTATGGTCAATGGGAAATCCACATAATCACAAAAGAACTGTTGTCGTTCGAGGTCCCAGTTTGGATCAGCAAGTCCGCTGATACACACCCCTCCCAATTGCTCTACATAGTCTGCCAAATACAAATAGATTGTGGTTGTATAGTCACGAGTGTATTTAGGCAATATACGCAAGTATGGTTTAATAACTTTTCTGAGCAATTCTTCTGGAGTAAACGTGAGTACTATGGGCCGGATACCACGCTTATTGCACCAGTAGTCTGCGTACCATTTTTCTGGATAATTCACATCACCCAAATCAACAATGATGGGCGTGAATGGAATATTTTGCTCGTAGAATGAATTGGCAACACGCTCACTGTCTATGCCGCCACTGAGCATAAGATACAGGGGTTTGTTCCCCCAGTCTGTGTAGATGCACTGTGCGTTGTAGGCTGCTGCCTCATCAAAGTTAGTGTACAACTTAGTTGCTTTTTGATGACTCTGAAACAACAACTGTTCTTGTGGCATAGCAACACTGAACCAGTTGTTTCGGCCAGCATAACTCCAATCAACTGTGGTCTTGCTCATACCTATCCATAGTCTCTTGCATATTGTGTGTTACGATTTCATCGTAATACTTCAACAGAAACAAACTTGCCGTCGACGCATCTGTGCCAGAAAATCTGACCAAGTAATTACCAGTGCCGTCTTGCATTTTGTGGCTGGGCTTGGCTTTACCAAAGCGAACGTGTTTGATCATACGTTTGCGACCATGATAGTCATATTCTTCTGTGGCCCAGGCTTCGCCACCTTGTAATAGAAACCACTGACACATTTCATCGGTTAGATCGTTGACTGCAAATTTGATTTCATAGCCAACTGTACATCCGGGAGGTAAACTAATCATAATAATTTTCCAAGCAATTCTTGCGTGTCGCCCAATAAGGCACTATCAATGCTACCAAACAAGTCTCTGGGCTGTCTTAGTTTAGTCAATTGTCTAGCACTTTTTAAAAATGGTGCATTGATCATCTTGGGTCTGTACTCTGTATTATACAACTTTGCCTTGGCCTTTGTCATGTCCATACTAGTATCCCAGTTACCAATCACACTTGCCATAATTTCTGGACTCCAGTAAAAGAATGCCCAAGGATGTTGATTGGGACTCAGAATTTCGAAATAGGCGTCACACTCATTTAGTACAAAGCCACGATAGTCTTTGGGTATGCCCTCTAGCCCACTGAATTGCTCATCAGGATGATATTCTACTTGCATACCCGCAATTATGTGACCATTTCTGCGCTCTACTTCATCAACTAAGAGTACAGGGGTAACCCCGATGTGCAATCTTGCTCTGGTAGTTTTAAGTGCATTGCGATACACTCCGTTGTCCATTATCTCATAGCCAAAATGCAAATGCAATGGCTCAATGTTTCTGTGCTTGCACCAACGAAACGCATAGTCAGTTTCTTCTGTAGCAATTTCACCCAGTGTCATTATAACTGGTACAAAATCAATTTTGTTTCTGTACAGCACATTGGCTACGTGTTCACTGTCTGCGCCGCCGCTGAATGATAGATGCAGATTGTCATACTGTGCAGCAATTTCTTGTGCTGTTTGATCACATACTGCGTCAAAGTCCACTAGACCAGATGCTCGTTGTTTAAACTCAATTGTGAAATTTTCTTTGATGTGTCTGGGTATCTTGCCTTCCCACGACATATCTATCCAATTATTTTTTGATAGCATTTAAGTGATGCAGTTTTAAGTCTGATAGATTATTGACGGGAACGGCAACAATGTTTTCACACAATTCTTTGTCCTGTGCCCAAGCCTCTTCCCAAACAGTTTCATTCAACACCCATTCTGCGTCTGAGATTCTGCTGTCACGATATTTGTATATGACAACATCTGTGCCCGTTGCTGTAGCAACTGCAACATTTACAAATAGTGCGCCCTGTTGCCACTCAATGGTTGTGTTGGGATAAATTGTAGTCCATACTGCATCCTGATCCTGTACAAACTGATGCGATCCACAGTCAAAGAACTCTGTACGTATTGTGGATACATCTGTGATGCCTATTTTGTCATAAACGCCCCTGTGTACTACGGGGATATGTTCTATGTCCAAGAATACATCTATGAATATTTCTGGACTAGTCTTTAGGCTGTCAACACGACATTCTACTAATTGCATAAAAGACAAGTCTATGGGATAATCAAACTCAATCTGTTCGCTGAATAACATATTGCCCACTGTGTAGACGGGCTTTGTTTCTAACTGATAACTGTTGTCTAGTCCCGTGCCCATGGAGTCAAAGCGTAGACCGTGGTAAGGACATACCATTACATCACTGCACACCTTTTTCGCTAATAAACTATTTTGATGGGGACAAACATTGGACAACAACGATATGTGATCATTGTTTTTTGTCAGTGCCCAATGTTTGTTGAGTTGTAGTAATGGTCTAATTTGATTGTCAGATAAATTTTGGACTAATCCTAAGAACATACAGTATTTATTTGCCAGCCATTCTACTGTTCAAGTATTCTTCGTGCTGTATCCATTTGCCACGAGTCAGAAATCCCCATTCACGTTTTTGTGGACCTGGCATAAAAACGGTCCAACATTCTACGCTAGGATCAAGCTCAATACGATGAAAGCTGCCAGCGCTACATATACGAAAATGGCCGGGTCCACACCACCGAGCCATCTCGCCAATTTTCTTTCCTGCTGCATCAAACTGCGGAGTCCATTCATAATAACCACCCTTCAAAATAACAGTAGCATAGCTCCAAGGATGATCGTGAACATCATCTGGATCACTCTTTAGAAACTTGTGCAAGAACACATTGAAGGGAAACTTTTTGCGATCTTTCAGAAACAAGTAGTAGCGCTCGAGATAAGGTTCATTGTCAATCCTGTCCATTACAATACGTTTGCGGCCCAAGCTGTCGAGCCAATTGAGAAACCAAGTCATTGTATCTCCTATACATGTCAGTTGATTTGTGTTGCCACGTTCCGGTCTAGGCAGAGAATGATGTGCGGAGTCTTGACCGTGATTGGTTCATCTCCGGGCGGAAACATTATGTATCCATTGGGATCATTGGTCTTAGTTCCATCCAGACGTATGCCACCTTGAGCATGTAGTCGTCGTGCTTGACCGCGACTCTGCGCCAATCCTGTTTGTACCAGAATGCCAGGCAAATCAATAGCATCTACCCACTTATCCAGTGGCACATAACGCCACTGTGTCAATACGTCCAATAACGAAACGTCACTTGTCATTGTATCTCCTTGATGTAAAAACTTGTGTCCAATAATTGTAGCATATAGCTCTTGTTTGTTGATGTGTTTCGGTAAACTGCCGCTGCCTGTGCTGTTGTGTGCCCTGCTGCCATGTCTGAGAAAGCAGTGGGTTGATACACTGTGTGGTCGCTGACTCGATACAATCTAGTGCCCACACTATTGCCTGGCATCAGGATCATTGGTGTGTTGTCTACAGTGACCAAATAACTATAATAGTCGTTGCCCAATGTGTCCAGAGTAGCGTAGTACAAATAAGTATTACCAGCAGTGTTGACCCAAATATCACGACCATTTCCCGAGTTGTGCATAGTGATTAAGTCTTTGATACCATCACCAGTTACGTCTACTGCGATTGAGTCGATTGTGGCATCTTCACCGGGCTGTGCTGTGATTCCTACTGCGCTTTGAAATACCATTGCGCTGTCGTATACGTTGATATTGTCTGGGATACCTGTTGCGTAGTTGTTGGACAAGAAGATATCCACGTCACCGTTTGTTTGATGCATTACTGCACAGGAACTGAAATAGTTGTTACCGTGCAACACTGTGTTGTCTAGTACAAAAGTTCTGTTGCCCTGATTATAGTAGATGCCACCACTAGCTCCACTATCAGCCACAATCATATCAAGTTTACCATCGCCATTCACATCGTCAATGCAAGCACCGTGTGATTCTGTTTGCTCTGTGAATGTTTGTCGTGTGAATTGTGCATTACTGCCTGTACCCCAGAACATCACACTGTTTGCTGGGACTTCTGCGCTGCCGTCACGAAAGCCCGGCAACCAAATATCATTCTTACCATCGTTGTCAAAATCAGCAATGAATACGTGCTGACTGCCCAAGTAAGTGTTGCTGCCCAATAAGCTCAAGGTGCTGTCTGTGAGTGTGCCATCTGCGTTTTGAGTAAAGACCCAAAGATGTGCCACAGCACTGTCATATTTCCAACCACCGACTACAACATCTTCTAGACCATCGCCATTCAGATCGCCCACTGCTGTGTTATACACTGTGTCTACGTTGGTGCTCTGTACTGCTAGAACTAAAGTATTACTCAGTGTATGCGATGAGTTGCTTGTGGGTTCACTAGACCCACCGGGACCACCGCCACAAGCAGTTAGAACTAAAGACAACAGAATTGGGGCAATGAATTTGTTCATAGCCCTATTATACAATCAATTTGATTTTATGTCAAATCAGCGTGGGGCAAAGTCCTGTTGCAGTTTGATGTTGTCAAAGAATTCTTTCTTGGTGCCTAAGTCTTCTTTGAACGCACCACGAAGAACGGTTGTTTGTGTAAGGGACGAGTGCGCCATAATACCACGGTTTTCACAGCAACCGTGTGTGGCTTGGATATAAACTCCAACATCAGTCGAACCCGTTGCCAACATAATCTCCCGAGCAATGTCCAAGCAGAGTTCTTCTTGTAGTGTACCTCTTCTGGCACACCATTGTGCGATGCGACTATATTTTGATAGGCCGATAAGTTTAGGCCCAGCAATGATTCCAATATAAGCCACGCCTGTAACAGGTTGATGATGATGGCTACACATACTCTTGAGTTCGCTGCGAACGACAAGCATACCCTCATATCGTCCCTCAGTATCATTTGGGAAAGCTGTAGCGCTCGGACTTGGCTCATATCGCCCAGCCATAATTTCATTGAAGTACATTTTGGCGAGTCGTCGGGCTGTGTCTTTTGAGTTTGGGTCATTTTGTCTGTCAATCAACAATGTGTCAAGCACTTGCTCGAAAGCCTGTGTGGCTTCGTCAATCAAGACCGCTTTTTGTTCCTCGTCTACATAATCGCTGATATTGTCTCCAGCCCAAAACCGTTTGCCGTTAGAACGCATTTGATTGCGAATTACTTGTGATAAGTTTTTACTTGTATCTGTCATATTGTTACTTAGGATTGCTTTATGTCCTGCGGCAAAATTCCACTGTTGTAGTATTTGGCAAAGCATAAACGATTTGTGTCTACACTACCACGATTGTAATGATCATAGTTGTGATTATGGTCGATACCAAAAATCACAGTCTTGCTGGGCACAAGATTCATTTGTTTGCACCAGTCAAGTTGTAACTCTCGGTAAGTGTTGTAAATGTCATCTGCGCCCCAAGTATTCATAAACTCTAGACCAATGGCAGCACCCAAACGATTTACATACTGTGTCTTATGATACACTAATAAGCTGTCATCGTCATCCTCTCTGGTAAAACGAATGCCAATACGAATCAAGTTGACGGGAAATGTCTTGCTCAGACTAAATGTAATGTCAGTGATTGCAGGATGATCAAAGTCAAACTCTAATCCACCCACGATGCCAAAAAATGCAGCATCGATCAGGATGGGCACACCCTTAGCATAACAATCATCCAAGAATTCTTTAGTGAACATCTTGTGAATATCACCAGTGTCTGCAAACGGCAAACTTGTTACCACTGCATCACCTGCCTGAATGGGTTCATCGTCAATGAATGCCCAATTAGGGAAGTAGTTACGCCACGCTACTCTGTGGTACATATACTCGCCACGGAAACAACGGAATCGTTTTGTCGCATTCTTTAGATAGAACTTGTCAAAACTCTCTGTCGTACCGTTGCTATAGGCCATAATGGGAAATGCATCTAGACCCTTGATGGTATTGTTGATGCTGCCCCCAATCCAAGAACGATACTTGTCGTAATATCGTGGGATAACGCTTTCATCGTGCATACAATCATCAAACATCACACGAGTTGTAAAGAATTGCAGTGCTGCCTCACGTTTTGTATCAATAACGCATTGTGCAGCCGCAAACGGCCAACCTTTGAGATTAGCTTGTAGCGGCAGTGTCATATTATTCCTCAATTTTTTTGATAATCGGATCACAGTCAATAATCATTTCTGTATCACCCTGTGTCCAGCCATGTTCTTCCAAGTCAAGCCAGCTATTGCCTTCGTCAAAGAATTCTTCTAGCCATTCCTGTGTTTCTTCATCACATTCATCTGTATCGTGCTCTTCCCAACACCCGTCAAATGTTTCAACTAGTTCAACTTCATAATCACAGTTGTATAGGTCAGTACCTTCTGTGATATCTGGCGGAGTGTCGTCTTCGGTCTCGCAAGTAAATTTTCCACCACGCCAACCAGTTTCAATGATGATTGTGTTGTCGTCTTTGTGATAATAAGAGCGTTCAATCAACGACTTTTTCATTGAAGGTGTAATTGTCCAAGTTGCCATATTAATTCTCCTCGTATTTAAATTCAACACTATCTGGGTCCACAGAAGCACCGCGCCAAGATTTGATTTTTAGAACTTCATCGCCCCAGTTAGACTTCCAGTATTCACCGGTCCACTCTGCGTTACGCAAATAGCTACTACGACCAGCTGTCATAACTTCATACATACCTGTACGCACTGGGTTAATTTTCTTTGGGAACCAATCAGTTGTTGGATATGTAATACTATCTACATTGGTATAGCTCTCAATGCTGTCTGGCTGATAGATATAGCCACCCGAGAAACCTGACTTCAACGCATAGAGAGTCATATCATAACCCTTACCATTGGTGTTCATATCCATATTGTCTAGTTCTTCACCGTCATATTGTGCGCCAGACATAATCTCATTTCCATCAACATCGCAGAAAGTGATATTAAGTTTTTCGAGTTCAAACGGGGCTTTGAGTTCAATCTCTGTTTCAAAAAACGTGCCCTTTTCACTGCTGACCCCATAGAACACTACTTTGTCTTTGGTGACGTGTTGATGAATGAATGCTTCATCACCGCCGTCTGTGGTAATATCATCTTCGCTGATATCACTCATATCTTTACGATAGACTATGTTTCCCTCTTCGTCCTCGATTTCAATGGTACCACCATTCATATCGACTCCGTTAACGTGTATTAGATTATCACACTCGTACCACTGATCTGGCGGAAAAGGCCACATTTCTTCGGGAATATTGTTTTCTTCTGCATACGAATCGTTATAACAAAACTCAGCAAAATCAAGACGGCGATTTTTAAAGTAGTCATAGATTTTGCGATCTACGGTACCCATAGCATAATCACCACCATAGCCCCATACTCGCATGGTATATGTACGTGGAGTAAACTTCAAAAGTTCAATGAGTTTTTGATGTTCTGCGTTTTCTGTTTCGGGAGTTTGGTCAGACATAATCATCCTTTGTGAATAGTGTTGTAATTTTACTTTGAAGTGGCACTGCTGTCAAATAAGTCCTAACCGAACTCATAGTCCTTTAAGGGTTTTTATCATAACATATTGGTCAAACAGGTTGGTCAACTCTGACTCTTCTCCCAAATACCAACGACTGGCTGCTTCTAAACTCAGTGCAGCCAGTTGATCCTCGGTGAGATTTGGGTATTGCTCACGGGCCAAAGTTAACCAAATTTGTTTCTTATCATCCATGCAGATTGTCCAATAATGCCTGTGCTGAGAAAAAGTTATTGGTCAATGTTTGTGCTTGCTGATATACGTGACCAACAATGTCTTCTTGATTACGCATCATATAGCGAATACGCTCAACCAACTCTGCTCGATGTGCAATATAACTATCCCAATCCTGAGTCCATTCACTTGGATATTTGAATTCTGTATCGTACATTTCTGTATATGACAGACGATCTGGAACTAACGGGATACTACCCAACAACGCACCTTCGTAGCAGCCAATACCCAATGTTTCTTGTAAACTGCAACTAAACACAATCTTGCTTTCGGCAAGTAAACGATGATACGCATCTTTGGTAAGTTGGTGATCCTGACAAACAACAAACTCGTATTCGGGCATTTGCTGTGCCAAGTCACGGAAGATTTCCACTTGCTTCTCGGGAGCAATACGATGTGGGAATAAAATCAAATTGCGCTTGATAAAGTGCTTGTATGGGTACAGCGTCATTGGCATATACTCCATTGGCCACCCTGTACGCACGATCTTCCTAGTGGGCATGTAATCTTGCCGTGAGTCTCTGGTTTCACCAAACAGATTTGTTAAAAACATTTGGATGTGAAACTGTGTGGCAAAGTAGTTGTGGTCGATTGCGTGGAAGAATGACTTTTCAGCGTGTCTAACCCAAGGAGCATCGCCAATTAACCTACCAAGAAAGTCTGCTGGGTCATAACTACCAGCATGCCATAGTGCGTGAATCTTAACTGGAATGTTAAGAAGCTCACTCATATATTTTAAGTTGATAATTCCAGGGTGCCAAGCATCAGTAAAGATAAAATGATCGCCGGCATTGATTGTGCCTGCGCAAAACAAACGACCAAGTTGCTCAACTTGGGCAGACTTATAAACATTAGTTCCGCCAAAGTTAAGGAATGCTCCTGGGGTTGTGGCTGCTGGGATGTCTGTGGGGCCTTCAATAACTGTAACATCTTGTCCTCTACCTAAAAGTAATTTTGGGATGTGGGTCTTCCATTGACCTGTGTAGCGTGTTTCTACGGGTTCGATATCTACAATGTAAATCATTATTTTTTACCCTGAGTTGTGATTAGATTATACACTAAGTCTGCGAACATTGCATTACTCTTTTCACCCGTATACTAACAGTTTCATTTTTTCAAGTATGGCTCAAGATCAGGTGGAGTCCAGCCTACTGGCTTGAGCACTTTGCCATCTTCACGCTTACGCACTTTGCCAGTTTCTTTGTCGATCTTGGCAAAGTTTGTACGCATTACTTCTTTCCACGCACCTTCAGCATCAAAGCCTGCGCTGTGAATAGCACCGACGGTAACAACTAGAATATCAATTAAGGCATCTAGTTGTTCTTTACGATTCTGAGCTTCTACGGCTTCGGTTAATTCTTTGTATTCTTCTTCGATGAGATTGAGATACAGCCCGTATTGATCTACGTTCATATTGTCTGTGCTTTGGTCACAGGCCCGCATAAATTTTTCTTGGTCTCTAAATGGATTTGTCATGAGTATAACTTCTGTAGGTCTAAAATGATTTCTTGTTCTGCACGTTTAACTAACTGCCACCAACGTTGATGTATTTGTGCAGCCTGTTCGTAGTAGTCTCTTAGTTCGAACCACTGAACAATCTTTCTGTACAATTCAACATCTAGTTGGGGTTTAAACAAATCTGCACTATCAACGATCAACATATTGCTGTTGTTCAGCGAATGAATGCGATTGTTGTATTCCACAGTTTTTTCTTTAAATGTATGCACCAACGTAGTATTTAGGTTTGTGTTAAACTTTACATAATGTTTAAAAGCTAAATCTGGATCAGTTACCAATGCACAGTATTTTACATCAGACCGTAACTCACGTAAATGACTGAAAGCAATAAGCTGATCCAGTTCCATTCTCCACCGCCATTCGTAGTTGAGCCAGTTTTGCCAATTACGATCATCAGTGTAGACAAACTTGTTTATGAAAGCAAAGTTATCGGGTGCAAGGTCTCTGAAATATGAAAACTCAGGATCTAGCAACAGTAACCATCTAAGATGATTACCGCCACTACCTATGCACCCAATGACTTCACGTTTCATTAGTAAGAACGAACTTTCCAATTGGTGTTCGTGTCACGTGGGCGGAACTCACGCTTCTCTTTGGGATATGGACTCCAGTTGTCCTTTGGATGCTTACCGTTTTTAACACGTTGCATCTCACCCCACGGGGTCTTCTCGTTGTACAAATGACTTTCATCATATACATAGCCCTGCTTTTTGCAGAATACCAAGTATTCTTCGAGGTCATCGAAAATGTTGCGTACATCTTTAGACATACGGAAATATTTTTGTAAATGTTCATTAGCCATAGTTTTTCCTTTTAAACGCTAATAAGTTGTGGTTTTGAAACTTCGTACTTGATTAACGCACCGTTCTCTCCGTCTTCACTGACTTCGATCCATACGGCACGATTGGGATATCGTTCTGCGATTTTTAAGTATAAGTCATCGCTCATCATTTCGCAAGACTTGTAGTCCAGTTTAAGAACACTGTCTCGGTAGAGATTTTCCAACCAGCGCTTAAACTGGATGAATTCAATATCTCGGTCATTGTGGAGTACATCGATCCAGACACGAAAATGAAAAATATGACGATGAGGTGTACCGAGAAAACTAACATCGTACTCGTCACCAGTTGCCAAAGTAGGATCAGTCGCTGCTGCGGGGTAGCAGTGAATACCCTCTTTCTGAAATGTAATCCAAATTTTTCTGTCTGCACGTTGTTTGATTCTTTCAATTGTGTCTCGTTCATCTTGTGTCATAGTGGGGTATCTCCTGTATAGTCTTTCCAGTCTGTGTAAACATCACGAGTCATTAGCTCGTTCAGTGGATGGCACCAAACGCCGGGGTTGCTGTGACCCCAAGTAGTGTCGTCGATCTTTAGTGTAGCGTTGTAGTTGAACTGCTGAATATAGGGCAGTTTAACGCTGATCATGGGGATAAAGTTGAAATGCTCATTCCAACCAAATTCAAGTACTTCGGGAGCGTACTCTACTCCAAAGTCTAATGTAACCCACAAGCCAGCTTTGAGCAAGTCTGTGATAAACTTATCCCACGCAGACCAATCTTCGTTTGTTTTGGGTGTGAAGCACTGACTTGTGCCAAGATATACGTGATTAACGTCTGCTGACATTGCAGAGTTAAATCTGTAGATACGTATTTGTTCTCGAACTTCTTCTAATGTTTTAATACCCACAACAAACAAGGTTAGTTTACCCTTCATTGTGGTATTCTCTACTTCGGTGCCAACAAAGTAATCTACTTGTTGACGACCGTCTGTATCAATTGCCATCTTGTGACCAATAAATGTAACCTCGGCTATAGTTTTGAGGTCTGTTGTAGCCATCGGCAAACGCCTGTTGCCATTCTGTGTCTCTATTATAGCCCTTAGTCCAAAACTTGTCAATGTTTAACTCGCCCTTTTGGATAAGTCTGACTGCGTGATACATACTTTCTTGGAACCATTTTGTTCTGGGACTTGGAAATACCACTGTACAGGCCTTCCAAAGCAAGTTTGCAAAGTCTGTAGTTACTGATTTTTGTACGCCAAAGATAACAAGTGCTTCGTTGCGTAGAATGGGCTGTGTGAATACTTCATCTCCGTCGCCCAAATCAATCACAACATCATAATCGCCCACGGGCTTGTCTTGTAGTCTATTGCCCCATAGGTCACGATTGCTGCGTCCCACAACTTCGATTTCAAAGTTTAAATTGCGATGTACTAAATCTGTATATGCAACCCAAGCCAAGAAGCCACTGCCAATAATCAGCAATCTAGCTCCTACACGATCCCGACTAAGCAATGCTGCAATGTCTTGTCTGACAATGTTAAGTCCACAGGCCACTGGTTCAATGATGTATTTAGGATCAGCTTCGGGTACTGTGACATATTCATTGGCTCTGACATTGTAGTAATCTGCATAAGCAGGCTCGCCTCGTGTAGCGACAATGTTACCCACTTGTGTGCGCCCAATATTCTTGCCTACTTTGGTAACGATGCCCAGACCCTCGTGTCCCTGCATTTCTAAGGGCAACGGACCAAACTCGCCCATCATCATGGCAATGTCACTGCGACATACACCAGTCATCACAGCACGAACTTCAATCTCGTCGTCTGTGGGTTCTGGCTTATCCCATTGAGTTTCGACAAAGTTACCTTTGCCATCAGTTGATAATAATCTTACTTGCATAGTTCGTCTATTTTAGCATGAATCCATAAGTCTTGTTGCAATTGTGTTTGCCAAAACTCTGCGTTGTCTCTGTTGTTGATTGCATCTATGACCATAGCCTTGTATGCACTCTCGGGGCACAAGCCAAGTTCAAATTCTTGTTTGTCAAATCTTATACTGCGGTCATCAGCAGTATCATCTTTCCAATCCGCATATAAGATCCAACGATCATCGAAATACACCGTTGCATGGTCATCAACATCATATGTGCCATCGGGATCAACGTTGCCATATTCAGAACCAGTTAGTTTGTCCAATGTCCAAAACTGTCCCATGCTACTGTCTGTGACAGGTGTAGTCATCCAATTTGGATTCAATGCAATGTACAAACTCAGTAGGTGTGGCATTAAGTCTCTGCTGACTCCGCCATAGGCCAATGATTTAGTAGTGAACCAACTACCTGGATTTGGCACACGGTCTTTATTGACCCAAGTGATTTCTATCTGGGCAGCATTAGCAGCGGCCTTTTGCAAGTCTGCAATGTTGTCACGCCACATATTGTTCTTGCTCATCATAAAGCGTGTGCTGGGATAATCCTGAACAAGTTGTTGCCACGCTTCTGCTGTAGCAACTCCGGGCTTCTCAATGATAATGATATCACAGGCTGGAGCAATCTTACGAGCAATCTTGATATGCGTAAAGTTGGGAGTGCAGATATGTGCAACATCAAACGCACTATTCTCTCGAATAGCGTCATCTACTGTAGCGTAATCTGCTGTGCCATTTGTATCTACGGTGACAATATCATTGACTAAATCAGTATGCACACTCTTATAGAGGTTGCCAAACCCCATGCCTACAATCAATACTTTCATACTTCCTCTGGATTATCGTTAATGTCTTCTGGATTGAATTCGTTTTCGTCTAGTTCGACTTCTTCTGAGTCGAACAGAGCATTAAACATAGTTGTAGCATTACGAGCCTTCTTGCCAGTGTATCCACGAGTGCCAGCAATCTCAAGCCAATAGTTTGCATATTGTTCAATAAGATCCAAGCTGGCCTCTTTAGTGGGGGCAGCAAAGATTCGTTCAACAACTTCATCAAACTTGTCCTGAGTCGGCGCACTGTAGCGCATCATCTTTGGATATTCGCCTGCATCGTATCTGCGATTGGCTTCTTGCACTGCTGTGATGTGCATCCAGCAGTTATGTGCCTTCAACAAGATATAACTGAATCCATCCCAGCTACTCTTACCCTCCTTGCCAATCTTGTTCAGATCGCCTGGCTTGTAATAGCAAACATCTCGAATCTGCATCAGGTCACTGACTGGGCTGTCTTCAAATACTTTGTAGAATCCATCTTGCACAACTGCATCACTGAGTTTGCGTGTGTCTGTTGAATACTTCTTATCGTCAGCAAACTTGTACATACGATAGCTCCAACGTCCATTATTTGGAAAACTACGTTCGTGATAGACTTGTCCATTTGCTGCTGCCAAGAACGGACTTGCACAGTCAAAACTGATTTGAAAGTTTGGATTTGCATACTTACGAACTGCACGTTGAACTGCTGTGAGCAACACAGCCCATTCTAGTTTGCTTGTGCCCAAGAAGTGCATCCAATCGTGTACACCTTCTTGTAACAGGCCATCATACTTCAATGTAATCAGTCTGCGCAAAATCAAATGAATGTCACACATATTTTGTCCACCCATTGCCCAACCATTAAAGTGATTGTCTGGATACTTCGTTGGATCACAGTAGTGCTTCATGGTCTCGTACCATTCATCTGCGTCTGTGTGATTTGCACCCTGTAATACATTCAAGAACTTAGTACCACCATTCTTAACGCCCTTGCGATTGTTAATAAAGTACTCATTGTTGAACTTAGTTGCATCAACTGCTTCTTGGTGGCTAGTAATTTGTGTGGCCTTCATACCAGCTGGCTCTCTGACGATCCAAGTTGGGATATCCAGAATCATTGCATAGTCTGTCAACGTGTCTAGCCAATTCAACACATCACGGCGTTTCTTGTCTGCTTTGGGACAGCCACTACCAGCACGCCAGTCGCCTTCCCATTTACCTTTACCGATCTGAAATCCGCCTGAGTCACCCAACATAAAAGTGCCCTTTTCACGATTTCTGACCATGTCTTCGCTCTTAACAACTTTATTAAGATCCAGGCTGGCGTGACCAGCACTGTACAGACTCCATTTATATGGAAAGAATCCATCCTGACTATTCCACCAGTTAAGATTCTCTACAGTGGTCATACCCTTGGGCAATCTGCCACGGCTTTCTTCGTACTTGTCGAATCGCTCTTGTCCAATAGCTGTGCTAAAGTGTCCGCCAATGGCTGGCAAGAACAGTGCATAATCGCTTTGCTTACTGGTTAAATCATCACGTGCCATAAAATTTTACTTGTTCTATTAATTTGTAATCGTCAGCAAAATGCTGTTTTAATCTGTCAACGTATTTAGGATTGTTATCCAGAATTGTTTGAAAAATCTGTTTGAATCGTTTGCGATCTGGACTATTTTCGCTTACGTGCTGATAATCATAGTTTTCATATTTGTTATGTCCAAGATGCTCAAATACAAACTTGCTAAAATTACTACGATACTCTGTGTTGCACATCATAAATGTGCAGTTGTCTGTGTCTAGACCTTCAATGAATTTAATCTGATGTTCGGTGTGATCGTCAAATGTTATTCTATCAAATATCAATTGCTCTGTCTCATAAAATGGGACTTGCATTGTTGGATGATATAGTGTCAAGTACTCAGCAATGCCACTAAGCCAACGGTCAATGGGGTCACGCAGAACAACCAATGCTGGTTTGTCTAGTTTGTCTGTGTGATAATTATAAAACTCCCAACCCCAGTCTAGTAAATTGGGTTTAGTCCAAGAACTGGCATTTTTGGGAATGTGAACGTACATTAGGGCATACTCTGGGTGAGTCATACACTCCCCAAAGATATGACCTTTATGCTGCCATTCAGCAATACTACGTTCTATGATCACTTGGTCAGTGCTGGCAAGATGTAGTTGTATTCAATTAGACCACTGTCAACAGTAATCATACTAGCACCATCATCGCTCATACGATAAGTCTTATCTCCCGGCAATGCTAGAATTGAGAGTACTGTTGCTACTGGCCAGTGCCATTGTGTCTTGGTGAAGTTGCCGCTTACGCCACTGGCAAAAACAAAGTTACCAGCGTGTGAGTTTGGATCACCGAAGAAGAATTTCAGATCGCCATTTTCTGTCTTTGCAGTAAACGATGTTTCTTCACTGTTTGCTGCTGCCTGAAAACGCAGACGCTGAATGTTTTGCACTGTTGGTGCAAACTCAACATTCCATTTAGCGCCACGGAACTTGACAGATTTCAATTTGTCATTGATAATGCCTTCTGCCATATAACGATAATCGTTTTTGAAGTCGCCTGCTGCGTTTTCGAAATGAAGTCCGCTGGGCACAGTATCGCCATTTGTGTCAGTTTGTGTGTTGACTGTGATTTTTGCGTTCTCACGATACTCGTCAATGCCCAGAATTGTTTTCAGTTTGCTGAGATTGGGCATACCGAAAGTACCAATAAAGTCTGGGTGTGCTGATTTGAATTTGGCTTCAAGAATAACACTGCGGTCTTCGCTGATGCTGTTGATAAGTGTTTCGTTTTGTGTGCCAGTGATTTTGATAAGATCAATGTTGTTCAAGCCATGTGTATGTTGAACAATGTCTTTTAGATAGTCTTGCATAATATACTCCTAGTGTGTTGATTGTAACTTTTTTATTTAGGTTTTTCAAGGCATTCTGCGCTTTATTTCACCCATTACCTGATGTGCTTTGACCGTAGTCAGTGTACCTGGTCGTTTGACTTCTATCCAGCTGATGTTTGGTTCTTCTGTAATAGTCTGAACAACTTCAAATCCAATACCCTCGCAAGTCGGCACCAAGATACTCTTGGGGATAAAGGTCTGTGCAAAGTTTTCTGCCATACCAGCACCTGCAGGAGTATCACCATCGTTGTAACTGAACAAGAATACTCCGCCTGTACGTAGTAAGTTCTTAACGCTTTTCAGAACCTGTGTGATTGTATCCAAACTCACATAGTTGAAGTGTCCCCAACTGAATATAAATCCAAACTGTTCCTGGGGCAAGGGTGCAAAGTCGTATTCTTTATTTAGGTATTTGCGCAGGCGTTGTTGATATTCTGGAGGGAACTTGCTGTTAGCACTATCCAGAAAACCCTGATACTTGTCCATAATGTACAAGGGATCGGCAGCAACTAAGTACTGCGTCCACTCACCGTCACGACAACCAATCTCTAGTGCAGGGTATTGCCAACTTGTATAGAGTTGAATACGCTGACGAACCATATCTTCTACTTCGGGTCTTAGATGAATACGACGGTGATTTCTAACGTGGTCAATTCCTCCGTCGTGTTCTTCTAGTTCGTAGTTGTCTACAAACAATTTGTGACTTACTTGATCGATTCTGCCCTGTATGTCAGCAATCTTGTATTTAAAGTCATCATAGGGCGCAACTACTTGATCCAACAAGGTTGAATAATATTGAACCAAGCCCTCGATATAATCCAAGTTGTCTTGCTCAATCACTGGCACTTGCAGTTTTACATTCTCAATATGATTGCGTAATCTTGCTATGGATTCTTCAATCTCTTGTGTGTTAAAACTATCTAGCAGTGATTTCTTTAGTGTGACTAGATCGTAGAGCATATCAGTCCCAGCTGAATAGATTGTCGAATGTTGATTTAGTATCAGTGTGAGCAAGAATATCCCACTCTAGTACGCCCAACAAGTTTTCTACTTTCTGGTCAACAATGGTTGATTGCATAGTCTCTTGGTCGAATGGCAACTGTTTGAACCAATCGGGAATATTTGCCTGATCGATTGGATAGCCCACTGATGTATAGTCCAAAGGATTATCTTTGAGTTTACATACAATTGTTTTCATACCGTCAACAATCTTCATTGAATAATTGTCAGCATACATTCTGCGTAGAGTATTCCAATTCATAGCAGCACGAACGTGTCCAGGCATATTTGCTTTGCCCAGTCGTTGTTCATCTGCTGTGTATTTTGTCAGATTGTTCACACGCTTGGGTGTGCCCTTCTCCCACGCTGGCAGATCGTTGAAGTCTAGTTTGAATTTACGAATCTTTTCATAGATGTGTTCTTTATCGCTGCCAGTCAATACATCCAACAAGATTGCGCTCAAGAAATCCTGAACTAGTTTTGGCGTATCTGATCGTTTCAAGTCCAAGCCCATAGCCTTGACTTTGCCTGGCTTGCCATCAACATCTAGTCGTTTGCCCTCAAGATCAAAAATCAGTACAGCATACCGCTTCTTCTTGATGAACAAGCCCTTTTCAGCAATCAGTTCACGACCACCCTTGATGATAGCACCCATTTCACGTGGACAATGACAAGCACGTTCCATGAACGGTGGAAAACTTTCATTCACGCTGTCTGCGATTGTGTCATAGAGTGCGATACAAACGTCCTTGTTCCATTCCATCTTGCCAGCACGAATATCTTTTTCAAAGATTGGGTATGCACTGAAATAAACTGAGTCAGTATCACCATAGATGATTGATTTGCCCACGTGATCGTATTCACCAGTCAGACATTCATTAACGTGTGCATCCATATGACGAGCAATGCTACGACCAGTAAGAGTAGTTGATTGACCAATGCGTTTGTCAAAGAATCTACAGCCAGCGTTCAAAATCGCACCGTACAAACTGTTCAAGTTAATCTTCTTAACAAGCTGACGTTTGTCCCAGTACGCCTTGTCCGCATCTGTCTCGGCTTCTTTCTTCTTGGCCTGCATTTCTTTACGTTCTGCATACCAACGTTTCAACAAGCCGGGAATGATACCTTCAACGTCATATCTAAAGATAGTACCGTTTGCACTCAGAGTCCAGGGCTGATTGCTGTCAAAGATTAGATGCCAGACTTCTGCTGCTGTGTGCGTAGTACTGCCACCCTCTTCCCAATCAATTGTGATTTCTGTGCCCTGTTCCATATTCATCACAGCGTTATACTCAAGACAGGCAAACAAACCTTCCCACGAGTCAGCGAAACTACTGCCAGCAGCCTGTTTCTGCGACAAGTGATGATCGGTCATTGTTTGTCTGAATTGCCCAACGATGGTTTCGGGTCCCATGTTGAGTGCTCGAATAGTCGAGGGATAGAGTGAGTTAATGTCGATTGCCCCGATGTAGTCGTGCATACCTCTTTTGGGCGTAGCAACATAGGCACCTGCGGCTTGCGTTGATTCAGAGTCGTCATACTTCTTTCTATTTGGAACGATCATACCACGTCCGTGAGCCTCGTTGATGATGGCCTGCTCTGTAACTGCGACTGCACCCATAGTAGTCGCCAACAACACGGTATTATCGTGAGCAATTTCGTTGGCCAGGTCGATGAAACGTAGTTTCTTGTCTAGCTTTGCCAACAACATGGTATCTTGTCTGTTATAGTCGATGAACTTGTAGAAGTCAGTGTTGTACAACTGATCCAATGTGCCTTCGTAGGCAACTTTACGTTCATCAAGTTCGTATTCGCCAATGGCGTCCAAACTATAACTGTGTCGTTCTTCGTAGGTATACTTGCGATAGAGTTGCATATAGTCCATATGCACACGACCAATTAAATCGTATGTAATGTTCTTTGCACCAAATCGCTCAAACTCACGCTGTTTGGGAAACTGATTCCACAAACACATTCTGCGTGTATCATCTTTGCTAAGAATGCGAATGATACGCCCAACAGTATAGGGTACGTCGAAGCCTTCGCTGTTCCAGCCACTCATAATATCTGCGTCTTCGATCAGGTCAAGGAATGTATTGAGCATATCCTCTTCTCTGTCAAACAGATAGCAGTTTTCAAATCTGTTGCAGATTTCTTCTGCCGATTCCCAGCTATAACTCTTTGGAGGCAAGGCCAATGTTACCATCTTGTCGCACCAATCAAGGTACACTGAGATAGCAGTTATAGCGTTAAATGGGTCTTCTGGGGGAGCATAGCCTTTCTCAGGGTGGAAATCCACCTCAATGTCGAAAAATGCTGTTTGTAGTTTAGGTGAATCGATTCCAAGATAGTTATTTGAGAGGCATCTAAACACGGGGTTAAAGTCACTCTCCCACAATCTCTTGTTATCTTGAATCTTGAGTTCTTTGTGAAACTCTTTGCTATTGCGAGTGCTGAATCTACTGACAGGAGTCCCATAAATTGTGGTAAATTTACCTTTGGGATCGTCATAATAGAATGTATATTCAGCTGGGTATTCTCGGTATTCTCTGACGCCGTTCACTCGTTCTACGATGTGAATACGGTCTTTTTGCCTGTCGTACAGGGCATCAACGTAACTCATAATCTCTCCGTATGTGATTTAAAGCTCACACTCACTCTACATGCCAGTTTATAGTCAGGCGACGACTTAAAATATTTATGCAACAATCATTCGCACCAGGCCAATAGTGTCGATTGAAGTCAAGAGGATATAGTTGGCCAACATCCCAAAACTCTTGCGAGTCCACGCAGCCCAAGCATACATAGCACAGCCACTGATCCATATAGGATATAGGGCAAAAAGAGGAGGGTTAGGTACTGTGCAAGCCATAGTGAGGCTGCAACCAATACTAGTAGCCCAAGCAAGTAGCTCAATGCAAAACCTAAATGGATGTGTTTTGTAGTCATCTTTGATCCACAGGAAAATGTTGGCCAATATATCGTTCATAATAAATTTACAATCAGTGGTTTATAAAGTAATATATTGTTTCGTCTGATTGTAAAGTGCGTGAGTCACAGTGTTTTCCCAACAGTTTCTAGAATAGTGTTGAGTTCATCGTGATCACGATTGGTCTCACCCAACTTGGCTTTATGTGCAATTTTCAGTGCCTTTTTCAGCGTTGCTGGTTTGATTTCCAATTCTTCTGCTACTGCTTTGACAGTATCATTCAGACCTGCGTTGAGGTCTTCGATTTCTTGCAACACACTCATACCTTCATTGATGAGTTGTGTCAATTTGATTTTGGCTTCGCCATTGAATGTGCGGTCGTAATCGCTCATAAGTTCTCCTAAGTGATAATCTATTGTATAAGTTTATGCGTTGATTTTCAAGTTAAACGGTGTTATCCCTTGAATTGTTCCAGCAGAATAGTGATGGCTTCTCTGACACCGGGGTCGTGCATATAGTACTGCTTTAGGTCTTTGTCCAAATAAGCTGGTCGCTTCATTGGATCTCCTGCGATACTTTCTGACTTGCGTTTGTTTTCAAAGTAGTCCATATTCTTATCCAAATCATAGATATATGATTTTGGTTCTTGTTTGTGTCGCTTGGGGTCAGCACACAATCTATCTAAATTACTATAACTCCAAGATTGGAAGTAGTCTGTGTTATAGAATGTGTCTGCGTTGTATTGTACCAGTGTACTCTGTGCAATGGATTTTCTGCCCTTGCTGTCTCTGGTATCAAAGAATGGTCTCAGCATACTGAATTCCCATTTCAAATTGTAGTAATGCCACCACCACCAATCTGATATGGTGTTGATACCTTCAATACCGACTTCTTCAATGTTTGCGCTGACTTTATCTGTGTACCAATCGGCAAAACTCTGACTGGCGCCTTTGTTAACTATGCCCTGTGCAATCAATCTTCGATTGTTGCGCCAAGGCAGTAAGTGCTGTTTATCTGCTAACAGATACTCATACATGGGCATACTGGGTCCAAACAAACAATCTCCTGGGTCACCGTGCGCAACAATGTGCGATTTGACGAACTCATCAGTGACATTTAGTGTAGCAGTTTCACGGCATTCTATTTTGCCTTCTATGAATTCTTGATAGAAATGTGGGTTTTCTTCTACACTTTTTGCCGAATGATAGATAACAATCTGTTCTAGGTCGTTAGTGTTCTTTATCAAGGCACTGAGCACACAAGTGCTATCAATGCCCCCACTCCACATCACAGCTATTCTACGATCTTGTGCAAGCAACTCTGTTGCTCTGCGATCCAACAAGTCGCTTAACTTGTCCTGAACATAATACAATTCGGGAGCAGCAAATACGGGATTGCTAGTTGCTGACCAAGGATTAGTAAATGTGCCCTGTCTGGCTCTAAGATCGTGTAGCCCCAATACATAGAAAGCAATCTCTGCCCAATGTTGACCTTTTCCAGCAACACGCATCTGACGTATTGGCAAACATACCATAGCACTTGACTTTAATCCGGCTAAATGGTAATCTACGTAACGTGGGTTCATTGTTGAATTCTACAGGAATTTTAGAGGAAAATAAATGCTCACTTTACCCAGAGAATGGCGTTTATCTGGGATTCGGCAGCAGCCGCCGACACCTTCGTAACTAAGTACGGTCCTAAGGTAGGTGTTAAGAATATTTAGCGCGGAATGTAGCGTATAGGCTATATCTACTGGAATCTTTGACTGGATTAAGCATACCGTGTGGTAATCGTCTGTTGCAAATAGTTATGTAACCTGAATTTGGTACGAAAGCACAAGTATGTCTGCCTTTAGTAGTATACCAAGTAGTGCCAATATATGGGTCTAGACTTTGAATATAGACCTGAAAATGTGCATATACAACATTATCATCTTCGTGGAATGGAATCATATAACCAGGATCGTCACGCCAGACTCTGACCTGATTGCATTGTATGTTTTGATTGTCTAGTAGTTCAATGATACCAGACATATCAACTGAGGTCAATTCTTCTAAGATGCCATCATTGACCCAAGTCAATTCTTGTCTTAAATTACTTGCTGTACTTTGTACAAATGCTTCTTGGTCTAGCCCAAGCACAGTTTGTTTGATGTATTCAAAATCAGCAGAGTCAAAAAATTGACCAACACTCCATAGCCCATCGTCCAAAGGTACTACGTCTGATAGATTTAACTTGAGTTTTTTCATTAGAATAAGTCTGGGTTTTGGTCAGCAAAGTCACGCATCAACACACCCGCTTGTGCGTTGGCTTCGTTCTCGATCTCACTGCCAGTATCACCGTCGCCTGGTTGAATTCTGTCTTCTTCACGTTGTTTGTGATGTGTGAGTTCGTGACCCAATGTTCGCAGCATATCCATGATATGACGATCTCGGTATGCTACTTGTACGGTATTTGTATTTGGATCAAATAGACCAAATGTTGGATGTTCTGTAGAACCAATCTCTGCTACAAGTTTAATCTTTGGTAGTCGTTTAATACCCAAAGATTTAACGCAGTGTTTGACAAAGTTGTTGCCAACTCGATGTAGGTCTGGCTCGGCAGATTCTTTTAAGTGTTCTTTTTGGAATGTGTCAGCAAAGGCCTTACACATTTTTTCAATATCTGGATTGTTTGTGAAGCGAATATCAAAGTCGTTGTGCTCAACTTCTTGATGTTCTGGATCACGGTATCCGCAATAGACCACTTTAACAGGAGTAGTTTCAATCAGTTCGTTGCAGCTAATGCCCTGTCTGTCTGGCATATCATCTACACAAGGACTCAGTGTAGTAACAATCACAGCATCTTCGGGTATCTCGCCATACATACTCTTGAACTTGTCTAGTGCTCTGCGTTCAGCATGTGCCCACTTACCTTCAAAATGGCTAGTGGCGCAGACCTTTTTACCGTCGCCGATTACCGCAGCAGCAACAAGTCCACTACCACTGTCTTTGCGTTTGTTTTTGATGATCAGATCGCAGAGTTCTACTAGAACATCATCATAATCAGTTTCTTGTGATTCTGCTAGATCAAATGCTTTGAGATTCTTTTGTATCTGTCCTGGACGAACATCCTTGGTCAGACTCATACTATAACGAGGGTCTTTAGCTTGTGATTTCGTAGCAATCACGCCAGTACCACCAGCCTCAAACAACTCGTAGATATTCATTTCAAGACGCTTCTTAACATCCAGCTGTGTTTGCGATGTGCGTCCATACGCTCTGCTAAGAAGTTGCTGAATCCGTGTTCACCTTCTGCCTCAGCAACATCATAGACCATCTTTAACAAGATGCACATTTTGTCGCTGTCTTCTAGCAACATAGTGACCATAGCACCATCTGGGATGACTTCGGTTTGGTCTTCAATACGAGTAAGAACACTCAACTTGCTCAAACTACCTGGAGCGTAGCAGTCTAAGGCGCGCAACTTTTCAGCAAAGTCATCTATGATGCCATAGACTTCTTCGTAGATGTTTTTAAATAGTTCGTGGAACTGTTGAAAGTGAACACCTTCGACATTCCAGTGAAACTCGTGTGCCTTAAGATAGAAAGCAAACTCGCTGGCGAATGCGATTCTGGCTGCTTGCTGTAGTTGTGATAGTTCTTCCATACTGTATTTATATAATGTCGTATCCAGCTCGTTTCATAGCATAAAGACGACTTTCCATGATTTCATCTTCGTCAAATGGTAACTCTGTTTGCAACTCTTCTGGATCGTGCAACAACTCTTGTGTATGTCCCGGAGTTACCTTCATTGGGGCATTAGCTGGATTTTTCAATCCTCTGAGCTGACTTATCAAAGCATCTTTTTGGATTGTTAGTCTGGCTTTTTGACTTGAATCATCCCCGTAACTTCCAGGTATTTTATCCAACTGTTTTTGAATCAATTTGATCTGTTGCTGTAACTGTGTGATTGAGTCGTGATCATTGCTCTTAGCTGGAGCTGCTACTGGTGCTGGGGTAGGATGAACTTGTTGTTTTAGTTCATCTTTAGCAACTGGTTTGTCCAACTCTTTTCTAATCACTTCACGCTCTTTGCTGTCTTGGTCTTTTTTCTGTTGAACTGGCACATCTGCGGCACGGACTTTGCTTGGCAAAGTTTGTGTTTTGACTTGATCAACTCGTTGACTCAATCTGCGTAACAAATCTTGTTGCTGTTTGTTAACAGTTTCAACACCCTGTAACTCTCGTTCAGTACTGTCTAGTTCTGAGCTTAATGGATCTAGTTGACGCAAAATTTTGTTGACCTGTGCGTAGTTGTCTCTGGTCTGTTTAGCAACCCCGCTCAAATATCCAAACACTGCGTCTGTATCGCTTTGTGCTTCTGGGTTAGTACGGCGAGCAACTCTGATTAGTTCTTTACCAGCTGGGCTAGAGATAGCTTCGTTGGTCTTTTGCTTTTGTGGTTGTTGACGTTGTTGTTTGCGTTTTTCTTGTTGAGCAACACGTTTGACCATGTCTTGATACTCATCACCATAATCAGCTTCTTGGTCTTTTTTCTTGCTTTCACCCAAGCTGCCCATACCACTACCACCCACTGGGCTAGTTGTGTCTGTGACTGGAGCAATGCCGCCTCCGCCAAAGCCGCCACCGTATTGATCCTCACGAGTGTAGTTTCCAATTGGCTGCAGGATAAAATCCTCTGCACTTAACTTTTGTCTTGTTGGATCAGCTTCTGCTTTATGAACATATGTGTCGATGACTCGTTTAGCCATGATGTGATTAACTGCCTTAGCAACTATGATTTTTTTATTACTACGGTGTGGATTATAAATCACATTGACTTTTTGATCTGAGTGGAATATTCTAGACTCATCCACTTCGCCTCCTGGACTTGCACTACCCACTTGTTGTCCATCAGAGTTCATAATAAATATGGCCTCATTGCGAGCATTGGCAAGTTCTTGAGCCGCTTGAATAGCATCGCCTCCTCCCCAAAATTGACCAAGCATTGTGCCTTGCGCATCTGTTAGATTGAATGAATCGTCGTCGGTGTCATCGTTGTATTCATTTTCCTGTGGTCTTGCACCGCCTACACGACCTGCATCGTCATTTACAAACACATGGATGTTGCGTTGATTTGCATATTGCTGTGCGGCATCTAGTGCATCTTCTTCTGAACCATTTATGATATCAATAAGACCACCTTCGCTGTTTGTTAAACTATATTGACCCTGCGCAAGTCTTTGTTCTTGGTCTGCTGTGCGCTGACTTGTAAACTTGGCTGCATCGGCTTTTGGAGCTGCCTTAGTGCCTGGTAATGGAAGTGGTTTACTTGTATCACCACGCAGTGCTTTAACAGCATCAACAAATCCTGGATCTGTTTGTTTAATGGTCTGCATATAGCCAATACCAACAGCATTCTTATCACGGTTCTCGTTATACATACCAAATGCACTACCACGTTCAGTACCATGAGCGCTGAATTTATCAGCAAACTGTTCCAAGGTACTTCGTTTTGTTGGGAACATTTCGAGGCGTAAGAAGTTTTCTGGTGCTGCCGAAGCAATATTTTCTTTTGTTGCTGTAGCAAATCCACTATCTGCTAACAATCGTTCGCGGGCACTTGGATCTGGTACAACTTTGACAGTTATTCTACCAGTCCCGTAGTTAGATTTTGCCCAATATTTGGCAGCTTCTATTGCTTGTTCTGGTGTGCTACCACGAGTCGTAACAACATCAACAAAACGAACTGGAATACCACGAGCCGCAATAGAACGAATATCAGTTAATGCCAATTTATCAGAGTTTGAAACTTCAGGAGCTTTCATCATCTTGACCAACTTACCAACATATTCATCACGATAGGCAGTTGGATCACTTGCGATAATCATGGCACGAACAAAACGGCCCACTGTGTTGGCAATATCTGCTGCCTTGCTCAAATAGTCACCACCTGCGTGTCTGAATGAAACATACTTGCCGTTAAAGTTGACTGTGGCAAAGTGATCGTCGCTGATGCGTTTGACCATCTCTTTCATTTCTTTTTCTGCGTCTTTGAATGTGGTAGAACCAACAGTTGGCAAACTACCGTTGCCCTTTAGATTATTGATAACACTGCGAGCATAGCTGTTGTTTTCACGACCAAACTGTTTCAACACATAGTTGTCACCAATGAATGTTGCCAACTTTAGCACATCAAGTTTGTCCGGAATACTGACATTGATGTGTAGGCCAGTAGAGTTGTTGGTATAGAAGTTTAACTGTTGTGCTTTCTGATACCATGTGCGTAGTGCTGTCATTGCAGCATCTGCCTTCAGTGGGGGACTAACAACCTCTGCTGCATAATCGCCCTGATTTGGGCGCAAGCTACCGTCTGGTTCAATATACCAACGGTCAAGTTTCTTTGTTGCTTGGTGATACCCTCGGAAGATTTCCATGTTGTCACCAAACACATCTTTAAGATTTGCCTTCAAAAACTCAGCGCCGTCCATGTAATCGCCACTGTGGCTACTGCGTCTGCGTGGTGCTAAACTTGCTGGTTCAGCGGCCCCGGGAGTAACATAGTACCAAAGTTTTTCTTTTAGAGTGTCTGTGTTGTTATTAACGCGACCTTTGAATGCCCACTTGGTCTTTAACAAGTCTTTGAGATTGTCTGTGCCCATTGTTTCTGTGCAAAAATCAGCAAAGTGTTGTTTAAATTTATTAAGAAGTTCTGGAGTTTGCTCTTGTCTATAACTCCAGCCTGGAATATATTCACTGTAAAATTCATCTCTGCGACCATCTTCGGCGTTAGCAACTTGACTGCAACGACCGTCCACTGGACCAGTAGTAACACGATAGCAATGAAGCATTGCATCTTTGATTTGTGTGATTACTTCGGGGGTCAACGCACTTTTTGCAACACGGCCACTGAAATCAATATCAGTATAATCTTTGAGAACTCTGATGACAAAATCACGAGCGTTGACATCCACGGGATTACCCTCTGCGTCTCTGCCATATCTGCGTTCAGCGTCACCGTTCATAAAATAAGCCGTCATATTTTTGAACTCACGGTCTTTTAACAGTTTTTTTAATTTTTCTAAGATTGGGCTGCCTCTTTCGTCATTTGCTATAAGGTCCCTGACTTTTGTTTCTGCCCAATTTCTATAGTGCGCCCAAACGCTTTTGTACCCACCAGATGCAACCTGAACGCTGCTTTTATACTTGAACAAGTCATCAAAGACTTTTTGAAATTTATCGCTACCATGTGCGGTACGCAGAATACCATCTATCAAATCGTTTGTGGTCTTGCCCTCAATCCATGTAATACTGTTTGGATCATAGCCCGCTGGCACTTCTTGTGGGCCCTCTTTCCATGCTTTTACAGTTCGTACTGGAATCAGTGTTTCAAACTCAAAACCAACCAACACACCTTTTTCAGCACCCTGACTAATAGCCTGAGCAAACGCTGAGGGGTTCATGGCTACTTCGTCAATATTGTCTTCTGTGACAGCCTCTTCTTCCATACTGCCGATTGGACTAACATCATTGTCTGTGCCCCAAGTAGCACTGACGCCATTGCCATCAGCCAATGCACCATCGATGCCGTTATTCTCTTGAACACCCATCATTAGACCATTAAAGTCTTCGGCTAGTGTGTTCTTCTTGGTGCCTTCAAATAATGTGTATAAGTTCATTTCGTTTGTCCTGGAACAGGGTTCTGCTGTGCAGTATTTGTGCTTTGTTGTGGTTGTTGACCCGCTGGCTGATTGGTACCAGTTTGTTGCTGTGCCTGTTGAACTTTAAGTTCTTTTTGCTTGTCTACTGTATCTGCTTTGGTAATCAACTGTTTCATTTGTGCAGCAGTCTGTGGGTTTTGCAAGGCCTTGCTTGTAGCAACTGCCAATGGTTCCATTTGCTTTAACTCTTGTGCATTTAAATCAGTGTTTGGCTTGTCATCAAGTTTAGTCATAGTATCACTGAACTTGACTTTATTTAATGGCTGCGCTGCACCCTGTTGATTTAATGCTGTAGATAACTGATTGGTATTCTTTTGAATCTGTTGCTGATCCATTTTCTGTTGTTGAGCTTTTGGATCGGGATTTTGATTTGTACTACCTTGTGGGGCTTGACTAGCAGCACCATAGCCACCAGTGCCACCATACTCGTTCAAGTCTTCTTTATCTTGCCACCAGTATTTTTGACCTGCCTGCGTAGCTTTGGTTGGACGAGCTTTTGCTTTTGGACCACGATAGCCACGTTCCCATGCTGCTGCACCTGCTGCTGCTGATTTGCCCTGTTTAACAAAGTGAGCAATCACTGCCTGCTTGCTGTCTAGTTCTTCTGCTATGAGTTGATTTATAAATGACTCGTTGATTTCGACTGGCATCATCTTACAAACTTCTTTTTTGGTCTCTATCTTAGCACTGGGCACACGTTGTTTCAACATCATCAAGTCTTGTTCTGCTTGTCCAAGATTGTTATATTTTGACGCTGGCTTATCATTTACATAAAGAACAAACTCGTCTGCACTTTCTTTAAACTCTTGGAACTCACGCATTAATTGATGTGCGTTGGTACGAGGATTCTCTACTAGTGCTTTTTCTAGGTCTTTGATAATGCTTTCTTCTGCACTGCCACCAACCATTTTGTTCTTGGCCTGGCTTGCTTTGTCAGTGCCTTTCCAGTATCCAGGAAACTTTGGACCCGTTGGCTTCTTAGTATCGCTTTTCATACTTTCGTCAATGCGGGCTAACTTGCCCAACAGGTCTCGCATACTCATCTTTTAATCATCCCTGATTTCTTTGGCTTTTTGGCTTTGAATGGACTGTTCTTTTGGCTATAGTTACCACCAAACAATGTACCAACATTGCTGCCTTTACCAACGCTCATAGATGTAGCAATACCACCAGCACCGCCACCTGCACTGGCAAACTCCATCAATTTGCTTTCAAACATCTCAGCATAGTCTGGGCTTTCCTTCATACCAGGATAGCGCTGTTTGCCGGGCTGTCCTTCGTTGCCATCATCACGAATTGGATGTGCTTCGTCACTGTAGTTGCCTCTTGGCATTTTTTGCGCCACACTTTGCTTTTGTAGATAAGCATAGTTGGTTACCAGGTCGCCTGGAAAGTCTTCGTTATACGTAAATAACATACGAGCACGACGGTCACCTAGTTCATCACGAGCAATAGTATATGCCGCTCCTAATACTTCTTCAGCAGAACCTGACGAAACTAAATTGGGATTTTCATTAAAGACTTGTTGTGCCAACTGTTCTGCATAATTAGAGCCTTCCGCCACACCTTGATCGCCTTTGATAGAAAAAGGTTTCATTCCCATTTTCTGTCTAAGCACATTGATTTCTTGTATGGTTCTGAACTCACCATCTTGACATTTCAAACGCATAGGTTCATTCTCGTCCCACGATGTGAATTTTCCGCGTTTGTTTATTGCCGGGGTAGCACTAGCACGGCCATCCAATCCTTCCGTCATGCCTTGTTCAAACATACCAGATTGGCCACGATGCATTTCTTTTTCGCTGATCAAATACTGCATAACGCTGGTCAACATACCTTTGGCAGCGCCCATCTTTTCTGCTACCCATTCAGGAATATCATCATCGGCACTGATATTTTTGTTTAAGTACACTGCCACGCGGTGTATGGTGTGTAGGCTGTTTTTAAATGTAGAACCATCATGCTCGGGTTCGCCGATGAATTCTTCGCCCACGCCTTGCTCACCAAGCCCATGTACTCTCAACGACTTCTCGTAATGAGATTCTTCATCGTTTGCTGGCTCATCGTCAAAATCATCAAAATCCCCATCAAATTCTTCTTCATCGTGATTGCCGTGCAAATCGTTGTAATAATCTTCATCACTGTCATAGTTATGAGGATTGATTTCATTGACGGTCTTGATAGATTCTGTCATCAATTTATTAATGTTAAAAAGATCGTTGGTTTTCATATTATTTTATCCGTGTTAGCGTATTTATGCGAAAAACAATCCGCCGCCTCTGACATTGACTTCCCCGTTTATAGTCATATTTTGTGTGTAAAATACTGGGTCAGAGTTACATTCACGCACATACAATCTGTGCGCCCCTGGTTCAATATTAATTTCGATGTGTTCTCTAATGAATACATCGTATGCAGCCCAAGTCCAACTGCGTTCTGTGAGCATTTCATCATCAACATAGATGCGGTAGCTGGGCTGGCCTTCGCTACGACTGCAATAAACATCCACAGTTAAACTTACTGCTGCCATTATTTTGCCTTCTTCATACCAGCAATCAAGGCAAGCTCTTGATCAATACTTTGGACCACGCTTTCTGTCAGACCTTGCTTATGAATGAATCCACGACTATTTTGTGGAACATTTGTGGTGCAAAACTTGCCGCATACTTTGCCAGTTTTGTCAGTAGCGTGATGAGTCCACTCTAGATCATTTTTTGGTTTAATAACATTCAACCCTTGCGATTTTGCGTCATCTGTCCAAGATTTCAAATCTCGGTGCAACACTCTGCCTTCTGCCACACCTTGCTTGATGCTTTTAAGAATAGATTTAGCCTGGGTGCTAGAATCATATGAGCCAATTTGAGTGTTGACTCTTCCCATTGCTTGGAGAATTTTTCCATCGGCAGCATAATGAGTGACCTTGCCACCTTTTACTCTGAACAATATGCCGCGAAAACTATAAATGCCATCCGGTTTGCTTACTGACTTATCAATAATTAAATTTACATTATCGTTATCTAACACCCCGTACTGGATTTTGCCTTCCGCCACACCTTGCTCCCAAACTTTAGAACCAGCACCTTTATTCTTGTCCCAGAAATGTGAGCCGGCATCTGTTTGGTGTTGACTACGATTGATTCTAAAGCCTTTTGCTTTGAGCATATCATACACTGTTTGAGCGATGCCTTGCCCTCTGTATTCAGGTGTTACAGACATATCCTGTGCTTCAAGATCATGGCCAAGCATATCAAATGTAAAGCCTGCCACTTGTTTTCCGCCCAATGTAACATCAACATAAAGTTCTTCACCTGCTGTTTCTATGTTGAATTTCATCTTGGGTTTGACGAATTTGTCCAATAAGCCTTCCGCCAAGCCGCCGCCCAAATACTTGTCTAGTATTTGTCTTGCCACTGCTGGATTGCGAGGATACAGGTCTGCGATAATGGCATTCTTTTGTGCATCATCTGCTTGTGGCCACATTGTGCGTATTTGTGTAGCACTGGTTACTCCACTGGGGCCTGCATCAAACTGTACAGTTGGCAAGTAGACCATGTAACCATGTTGACTCATTGGAGCAAGATTGCCCTTGTGATATGGTTGTAGATAACTGGGAGTACCGTCTTTTTTGACACCACCTGCCCCTGGTGGTTCATTGCGATCTTTTTCGCTACGTGCAAAGATCAACACAGTATTATCAGGATCGTATTGACCAGTAACTTCTTTTGCTACAAAAGGGCTTTTTACCAGTTGGAAGTTCTTGGGGTTCACACCAGCGATCTGAGCAAGTTTTTGCTTTTCGGCAAATGGAAAAGGACGATCTTTACGGTCGTCCGTTGCTACATAAACGATGTGTGCTCCTGGGAATGCTTGCTCTGCTGCTCGGTACAAGCTCAAGTGTCCGGGGTGAAATGGGTGAAAACCCCCTGGGATTAAGACCAGGGTTTGTTTTTGCTGTGCTTCAAAAAGATCAAGAATGAACATATTATACGCCTATAGCGTATTTATGCTCACATTGTTTCTAGAAGCCAGATGTAGAAGGGGTTGGTCCAAGTCAAAGACCAAGCACCGTTCCAGCCCATATTCACACATTTGTTGATGGTCTGAGTAGTTTCGCCTTTGTAAACCACTGGCATCTTGGTTGTATAAACCCCGTGATCGTAAGGAATCATACCTAGATCAATCTCATCAATCTCAACGCTGACAACATTCAACAGCATATCTGCTACGATTGTATAGTTGTCGGGATCAGTGTCATTGTCTTTTTTAGTGTCTGAGGGTTCTTTGTTCAACAACTCAACTTTGAGTGTGGCATTGTCAGTGGTGTACTCTACATCAAACTCGTGATATTCGACTACCCCTGTTTCTGCCTGTACGCTACCCTCAGACAACACAGCTTCATTGAAGCTGATACGATACTGGGGACGTTTGTCCCAGTACGTACCACTCAGACCCAGTTTGATGTGAATCTTTTCTAGGTCTGCCATGTTTATGCCTTTTGTGGACCTGCAACTGGTTGACCAGCTTTGGCCATACCGATAGCGTCAAGCAGAGCCTGAGGAGCCCCTTGTGGCACACCGTGATCTTCGCCGTGATACTGATTCTTGGCCTGACCAACAATGTCCAACTTGCTAAGATCGCCTTGGAACTCATAGTGTCCAATGTGATTCAACAAGACCTTGCTGTGTGCCCAAATCTCGCCACCCAGCTTTTGCCAACGACGGCAGAACAACCAGTCTTCTGACAAGTAGTGACCACGCTCATCGATCTCACAATCAAAGATCGAGTACATCATTGGCTCGTATTGTTTGCCTAGGCCTACATCGTCAACATATTTTGTATCTGGATGTGCAGCAATCAACTTCTCATAGACCTGACGCTTGAACAACAAGAAGCCTGTACCAGCTGTGTCAACTGTAAAGATATCGCCCTGAATCTTAGTTTCTGGTTTCAAGTTAATAACATAGTTGACTGGCAACGCTTTCTTGGGATACAGACCAGCAATGACTTCTTTGTCGCAGGCCAACATTTTCAAGATAGCATCTGGTTCAAAGCGAATGTCAGCATCAATAAACATAAAGTGAGTTGCTGTTTGATTGGTCATCATTTTGGCCATCAAGTTGTTACGACCACGAGTGATCAACGACTCGTTAACCATTGTATCTAGTGACCAGTTTAACCCAGCTTGTTGTGCCAACAAGATGAAACGCAACAGACTTGTGACTGTTGGTTCGCTCATCATACCACCATAACATGGGATACCGATGTGCAAATGAACTTGTCTAAAGTCGAAGGGAACGCCCTGCGGTTGTGCCTGAGCTTGCTGTGCTTGTTTAGCTGCCGCTGCCTTGATTAGGTTAACGGCGTCACTTTGAGATTTTTTCTTGTCTGTCATTTTTTACTTTCTTGAGTTATGCTTTTTGAACTTCTACGATTACGTTGGCACCGGCCAATTCCTGTGCTACCACTTCTAAATTAGTCAGTGTGTCGTCATTGATGATTTGTGTAACGTCTTCTTCACTGTCTTTAATCAAAGTACTGAATGTAAGAACTACTGTTTCTTGGTTAATTTTGGCCATATGCCACTCCTTGAATAATATGCTAGTATTTATTGGAGGTGATCTATGGGGTGAATTTTTCCTACGATGCCAGGACTAATCAATGATAAAATAGTTGCAATACTGTCATCGTTTGCGTAGATGTATGCTCCCCAAAGGGCTGGATACTTTTTCTTTAGATGTGTCAGTACACCTCCTGGGATTTTAACATCATCTCGGGCGGTTAACTGTGCCAGAATACTTCGTTTGGTTTCTAATGGGTAATTTCCGTCTCGCAACACAATCTTGTATTTGTATTCCGTTTTGTTCAGAAACACCACATTGTTGCGCAACGCATCTTCTGTGCCAGGTTTGGGTATGTTGATACTATACAAGTTGTCGTAAGAACTGATAGCTTCACTTATGATCTTTAGATCATATTCTGTTTCAGCATATACTTGTAGCATATTGCCCTCAGTTCTAAACTTGACTATGTGTTTGTGTGTTTTAATCACAGTGCGAACACGGTCAATCAAAAACTCATCAACATCATCCCAGTTAATATAAGGGTTGTAGGTATAATTATTACTAGATTGATAGAAACCGCGATAGCCCATGCCTGCGTTGCCACTATTAGCAGCAAGTCTATGCTTTATAACATAGGCAACGATATCCTCACAAAACTTGTCAGTGGCTAGATTTACCTTTTTTATATCATACACCAACCGCCACAAGTAGCGGTTGAAGTATTGTTTTTTGGTAGTCTCTAGCTTGATATTGTGATTTAGATTAACCCAATACGATGAATCCATTTTCATCCACTTGAGGTTGATGGGTAGTAATCGTACTGAATTCAAACTTGTCATCGTTGAAATCAATTTCGACTGTGTTGTTTGGAGCGATGCCTTCGAACAAGATTTTCTTGCTCAATGGAACTTTGATTAGTTCGTTGATCTTACGACCCAACGGACGAGCACCCATCTTGCTGTCATAACCAACTGTGGCCAGATGATCAACTGCTGCTTCGCTCAAACGAACTCTTATACCCTTTTCAGATAACAAGTCGTTGAGTTCGTTGATAAACTTGGCAACGATTTTCTTGACACTGAATGTATCCAACTTGTTGAACTTGCAGATAGCATCAATACGATTGCGGAACTCTGGCTTAAAGTAGTCTTTGACTGCTTTGTCATCTTCGCCACTGCGCTCAAGATCACGACCAAAGCCGATTGCATTACGCTCATTAGCGGCAGCACCCAAGTTACTAGTCATAATAATGATAGCATTACGAGCATCTGCTTTTTTACCACTGCTGCTTGTGACTGTACCTTCATCCATCAGACTCAGCAACACATTGCTAACGTCTGGGTGAGCTTTTTCGATCTCGTCAAACAAGATGATACTATTTGGATTCTTTTCCAAATCACTGATCAACAGGCCACCACCCAAGTTGCCGTCATCATAGCCAACATAGCCAGGGGGCGCACCAATCAGTTTGGCTGCTGTGTGTTTCTCTTGATATTCGCTCATATCATAGCGAACAAGTTTCATACCCAAGTTGTCAGCAAGCAATTTAGCCAGTTCTGTTTTACCAGTACCTGTTGGACCCAAGAACAAGAAACTTCCAATGGGCTTGTTCACAGATTTCAACCCAGCACGACTGACATAAATCTTTTCAAGCACATTCTCAACGACCTGATCTTGACCATAGAGCTTAGTGCGAATGTTTGATTCGAGGCTTTCTAGACTCTTGACTGCTTCGCTGCCAATCTGCTCTGCTGGAATCTTGACTGCTTTGGCAATAGCTTCAACGATGTTGCTTTTCTCACAGACTCGTTGACCTTGCACAGAGATTTTGAGTTTGGCACAGGCAGTGTCGATCAGGTCAATTGCCTTGTCTGGCAAACGTTTGTCTGACTGATAACGTACACTCAGATCCACTGCTGCATCAATGGCTTCGTCTTCAATCTGAACTTCGTGGAATTTTTCAAAGTGCTCACGCAGACCACGCAAGATTTCTTTTGACACTGTGGGAGTGGGCTCATCTACGCCCAAACGATAGAAACGGCGCATTAACGCACGATCTTTTTCAAAACTTTGGTTATATTCTTCCCACGTTGTACTTGCGATGACCTTGATAGTGCCCTTAGTCAATGCTGGCTTAATCATATTGGCAAAGTCAACTGAACTTTGTGCACCACTGCCAGCACCCTGCATTTGATGTGCTTCATCAATGAACAAGATACACTTGCCTTTTACAGTCAGTGCCTTGATAACATCTTTGAACTTTTCTTCAAACTCACCACGATACTTCGAACCAGCCAACAATGAACCAATGTCCAAGTTGTAAACGTGATAGTCACGCAGATAATCTGGTACGTTGAGTTGAACAATGTTCAAGGCTAAGCCTTCTGCAATAGCAGTTTTACCCACACCAGGATCGCCCACCATCAAGACATTTGACTTGTTGCGTTTGGCCAGAACGTGTGTGATTTCTTCAAGTTCGTATTCACGACCGATCACTGGATCAATCTTGCCTTCAAGTGCCAACGCATTCAAATCAGTACAATACTCATTTAGAATGTCTGTGGCCTTTTTGTCATTGGCTGTTTTACGACCAGTTTTTGCGTTGTAGAAGTGATTGTAGTATTCAATGAGTTCATCACGGTCTTCGATACCATATTTCAACAAGAAGTAAGCAGCCTGACTGTTTGTTTCTTGACTGATACTGATGACCAAATCGATCACAGTCAGACTACGGCGAGACGAGAACAAGACCTGTGTCAGCGCACGATTTAGCACACGCTCAACGCTGTGAGTTCTGCGCGGAGTTGTATTTTCTTCGCTGATTAAGAATGTTTGCTGGGCCAGATAAATTTCGACGTCCTGAGACATTCCCTGAATATCGACTCCATAGTTGTCCAGAAGTTTACCGAATGGTTCATAAGTGATGATACCATACAGAATGTGTTCCAGAGTTACATATTCGTGATTATAGTATTTGGCCTTTGCGGTGGCCGAATCGATGATTACTTCGATTTCGGGATTGGGTTGGATCATCTTATCGTTTTCCGTTGACATGGGTCCTCACAAATATTTATAGAGTTGATTTGATTTTGTTTACCAGTTCCAGCTGCTCTTGTGAGAGATTTCTTGGAACAGTAACGTTGATTTTAACAATTAAATTGCCTCTTGTCGAGCCGTGAAGTGCCCAAATACCCTGATTTTTCACTCTGAGCATTTGTCCGGGCTGTGTGCCTGGGGGAACTGTAATAATAAGTTTACTGCCCTCAAAATTGGTCACTTCAATATCTCCGCCAGTGATTGCTGTCAAACAGTCAATGTCGTGGAACGTGCCCACATCCTGCTCCATAACTTCAAAGTTTGGGTGTGGCTGCATAATAATCTGCACGTACAGATCACCACGAGTAAGAGTGTCAAAGAAGTTATCACCCAATCCTGGATACTTGATTTGGGTACCCTGGACTGCGCCTCTGGGCACAGTGATTTCTACGTTCTCTCTGGTACCTTTTGTGGTCTGTATGCTGACTGTGACATTTTGGTCTTCCATAATACTGGCCAGTGTCACTGCTACTCTGACCTGTAAATCTTTGTTGCGTCTGGGTTGGTGTTGTCTGAATGGATTTTGCCCACCAAAGTTGAAACCAAAGTTGCGCAACATTTCTTCCATATGCGGTGGCATACCATCGTGTATGTCGTGACCATTTACATTGAATCTGAATCCACCGGGATTGCGGCGTTCGTGGTCATACTGCTCACGCTGTGCTGGATCACTCAGAACCCTGTAGGCACCTTCAATCTCTTGGAACTTGGCAGTGTCCCCGCCCTTGTCTGGATGATGCTGACTGGCTAACTTGCGATAAGCTCGTTTGATTTCTTCTGGTGTGGCATTCTCACCAACGCCCAGTGTATTATAGTGTGTCATCGCCTAGTATGTTCCACATATTCAATTTTTCTCTCAGTACATTGTTTTCTCGTACTACAAATCGTAGCTCGGATTGGGCATCTTTGTAGAGGTCTTCATAGTATTCAGCGTTCTCTTCGGCTTCGATTACTTGTTCGCGGAGCTCATCGCATTCTAAATTAAAGCCAGAGATTATGGCGTCGCATAGTCGCCGCACTATGGGGTCTGTACTGGTTAGGTCAAGATAGTGTACAAGTTCTTGGTCAGTGAGATGGTCAGTTTGCATACGCTGATTGTAAAATAAAAAATATCGAATGTCAAGGCTATAAATATTTACATCTTCCCACGATTATGCTTCCAGAATTAAATGGTCTGCCCTTGAATGTAGACCCAAATCAAACTGCCATTATTTTTAAAAACGAGTCAATGACATATGGTCAGCTTGACCAGTATGTTCAGGGTATTGCCAATACCTTAGTCTATGATGGCTACACTGGCGGATACAAAATAGCCATCATAGCCAAAAATTCACTAAACTCGTTTGCACTGTATCTTGCTTGCAGACGCACCAACAATGTTGCAGTAATGATAAATTGGAAACTACCCAAAACAATGCAAGAGAAAATGTTATTGGACTGTGATGTATCCATAGTATTCAGAGATGAGCACTTAGATGCCCTGATAGTCACAGACGGCGCACTAGAACACAAATGTGATGCCAATGCTGCTGCGCTGTTTTTGTTTACCAGTGGCAGTTCGGGAGACCCAAAGGCAGCAATCATTACAAATGGCAACAGACAAGCAACTGTAAAACGACTGCACAAACCTTCACAGCACAATATTAAAATTGTACCGACTCCTCTCTATCACATCAACGCACTGAACATAGCCGAACACACGCTGTCTATAAATGGTACTATCATATTGGTCTCTGAATTTAATACCACTGAGTATATAAATTTGTTAGTGCAGTACAAACTCACACAAATTGCTCTAGTACCCAGTATGATGGCTATGTTACTCAAAGACCCATCTATTACAGAACACGACTTTTCTTTTGTTCGTGGTATAATAATGGCAACAAGCCCAGTCAGCGAGAAACTATACCAAGAAGTCAAACGTGTATTTTATAAATCTGATATTAGCATAGGTTACGGACTTACAGAATTTGGTCCAGTATTTGGTCCACCGCCCAAGGGTCTAGCACAGCCTGCAATGAGCTGTGGGTACCCACAGGCAGAGATAGAGTGCAAATTAGTAGATGGAGTTTTGCATCTCAGAGGTGCAAGTATGAGTCAGGGCTATTATAATAGCAACAGTTCTCGTATTGTAGATGGATGGTTGAATACTGGCGATGTGTTCAGAGTTGACGAAAACGGATTCTATTTCTTTGTGGGCAGAGCCGACGATATGTATAAAGTGGGGGGTGAGCAAGTATACCCTACAGAAATAGAACAGGTGCTGGAGCGTGTTGAGGGTGTTGCAGAAGCCTGTGTGGTTATGCTAGAAGATGATGTAAAGGGCTATAAGCCATATGCATTCTGTACTGGTACATTTGAACAAGATGCTGTAAATGCTGAATTACTAAAACAGTTACCCAGATTTAAAATACCCAGAAAGATATGGAAGTTGCCAGAAATGCCCTTGATGGGCGTTGGCAAAGTGGATCGTAAATTATTAACAAACAAAGCAAGGGAAATGATATGAATAAACTAGCAGTTGTCACTGGTGGGTTTGGTGGAATAGGTTATGCAGTAGTTAAAGAACTAGATGCACTGGGCTATGGTATAGTCATACTGAGCAGAACCGCAGAATCAGAAGAAAATCAGGCAAAACTTGCAGCATTGACCACAGATCGAAAAATGGCAATAAACTGTGATGTAACTGTGGCAGAGCAAGTAGAGTCTGCGATCTTTACAGTAGTTAAAGATTATGGAAATATTGACATACTGGTAAATTGTGCGGGTTGGACACAGCCGGTTGTTCACACAAACTTAGATGACTTATCAGATATGTTATTTGACAAGATTGTGGTATCTAATCTACGCAGTGTGTTTACTGTTGTTAGGGCTGTGAATCCGTTTTTGAATAACGATTCAGTCATAGTCAACATTGGGTCTGCTTCTGCTGCTAGACGTGGTGGTAGTAGTCTAGCCTATACAGCCAGTAAAGCCGGAGTAGAAAGTTTGACCAGAAATCTCGCAGTAGCACTGGCACCCAAGACTCGTGTAGTCGTAGTGTCTCCTGGATTTGTAGACACTGGGTTCAACTCTAATGCCAACAAGTATCTTGCAATCTCATCGACTCCAATGGGCAGAGTTGCCACACCAGAAGATGTAGCAGACGCAGTGGTCTGCGCTATCAATAATAAATTTATGACTGGCAATATGATTGTGGTCGATGGTGGCAGAAGTATATGAAAACTATTCTGACCTGTGCTGTGACTGGTGCTGGTACTACCATTGAGCAGACTCCTCATTTACCTGTAACCCCCGAGCAAATTGCCAACTCAGCTTTAGAGGCAGCTAGTGCTGGTGCTGCTGTAGTACACATTCACGTTCGTAATCCTGAAACAGCCAAACCCAGTATGGATATAAATCTCTACAGAGAAGTTGTTGACAGAATCAAAGACAAGAACACTGATGTTCTTATAAATCTGACAACAGGACCCGGAGCAACTGGTCCGGCAACTGCTGTGTATGGCATTAAACATCCTGGATTTCAATTACCCAACAAACGTGTTGAACATATCATTGAACTCAAGCCAGATATTTGCAGTCTTGATTTGAACACTATGAATAGAGGGCCGCAAAATATCACTGTGAACACAATCGAAAATGCCAGAATTATGGCTCGTGCAGTTCAGTCTGCGGGTGTTAAGCCCGAACTAGAAATCTTTGACAGCGGTGATTTAGAAATTGCCAAGATGTTGATAGCAGAGGGCACTATTCAAGGACAGTCAATGTGGCAAATCGCAACTGGTATCAAGTGGGGTTGGCCTGGCAATATATCTACACTAGAGTATGCTAAACAATTACTGCCCAGAGACGCTACTTGGTATGCGTTTGGTATAGGTGCAATGCAGATGCCATTTGTTGCGCTGAGTACAATCAGTGGGGGACACGCCAGAGTCGGACTTGAAGACAATATCTATCTGACTAAGGGTGAGTTGGCAAAAACAAACGCACAGCTTGTTGAAAAGGCTGTGCGTATTATACGAGATATGGGCAACGAGCCAGCAACACCTGCTGAGGCTCGTGCCATTCTTGCAATTTAAATCACACTACAAGTAGCAGCTTCTTGCATCATAACAGTGCTGTCGCTGCCGACTCTGATATCACCGTAGCCACTGATAAGCACAGTAAAATCACCGTCAGTAAGTGGCAACACTTTCATAGTACCACTTTGATCTCCGCTGCCCAAATCGATGGGTTGTGCGATGTTTGGAATAGTGAGTTGTGTGTCACTGAATCCTGTAGAACTATATGTAATAGTAACTGGATTACCCAATGTCACTGATGTTTCACGTATGCTAATTTGTACTTCCATTTAAACTCCTGCTGTTTTCTCTTTGGTTCTGCCGTATGCACTGACACCAAGAATCGCACCGAAGGCCAAGTGAATCAACCCACCGTTGCTTAATGTAAGACTTTGCCAAGCTACATAACCCATTTGTAGACCAAACATACGTTCAATCACTGGCAAGAACATTGACAATAGTGGGAACACACAGAAGTCCATAAAACAGATTAGCATATATAACCAACCCATTGCTGGACGCCAGTATCTGCTCATCCAATGTTCTGGCTCGCCACCTGCTTGTGCTGCCATGATGCTGCCAAATGCGTTTGCGGCTTCTGCGGTACTTTGCTGATTCTGCATACCGCCCATACCACTACTCATTCCTCCGCCGAAGCCCCCTGTGCTGCCACCGAAGCCACCGCCGCCTGACCCGAAGCCACCAGATGAGCCTCCAAATCCGCCGCTGCTAGACCCAAACGAACTCGCTCCAGTTGATGGTGTTGAACCAAAACCTGAGCTGGAGCTGCCGAAGCCTCCTGTTGCTGGCGCAGAGCCAAATGCTGAACTCCCGCCTGATGAGCCGAACCCTGTTGATGTTGAGGCACTTCCAAACCCTCCTGTAGTTGCTGTACTAGCTGCTGGTGAACCAAATCCACTAGTTGAAGTTTGACCAGCTGGCAACGGAGCAGGGGCTGTGGTTGTCGCTGTTGTTGATTGATCATCTGGATCTAATTTTGGCATTGCTTTTTCCTTTTTTGTTCTTGTTTTCTTAGTTGCCATTTAGACTGCTCCCGCTAGGGTAATCAGTCCATTGATAATTGTATTTAATCGTTCTTTGTTAGCAAGATGTTCTACGTTCTGTATCACAACAATTTGACGTTGCATATCTCGCATTGTCTCTGCTGCTTCGCTGACACTCATTTGACCTTGCTCTACTGCTGCTACAACTTGTAACAAGTACTGTGCTGCATTTGCAAAGTCCGCATTGTCGCCATTGGCCATTGCACCTAACTCTTGTTTGATTGCATTAATATCGCTCATCGTGGTCTAGCTCCTATTGTTTTTTGTGCTATCTCTGCGCTACGTTCAATACCCTCAAACTTGAATTTACAAAATACTGCGCTGACTTTTGGGTTAGTGTCGTATTGTTTCTTTAGGCCCTGGGCCATTTCATTTATGTTCTTGGCAATAGCATAACCATCATCGTTGCGTGGAATATGCTGTGCATAGAATTCAAATGCCTGTGTGTCTCTTACTATTACTGTGGCGTTGTTGGCACTACGTGCTGCATCATCGCACTGTGTCTTGTATTCGGCTGCTTGTACTCGTATGTTGTTTATGTGGTCGTATTCATTTGGATCGTATTTGGTCATCAAGAACGCATCCACGACGCCACAGCCACTTAGTGCAAACACTGACAGTAATAGTAATCGTTTCATTTTACACTCTCATAGATTTTCTTTTGTGTGTTGTACCACTCGATCCAGTTGTCTACTTTGAGTTTGCACTCTTTGTATTCCGAGTAATTGTCTGATACAACTGTGATAACATCACTTAACTTGGTAGTGCTTTCATCAACTGTTTTTAAATCAGGACAAGCTGCTTTGATTTCTTCTGGCACCGCTGGCCATTGTTGATGCACACTAACTTGGCCAGTAGTTGCCAAGCAACCGCATAGTAATAGGGGAAGTAAGGCTGCTAGATATTTCATCGAGTCGCCTCGTTTAAGTCTTTGATTGCTACAGGATCAACTCGACATTCAGCATCAATACGTGCTGCGTCACGTGCTATGTCGTGTTGCACTACTACTCGACGGTCGTGTATGACCTGCACTTTTGTTTTGTAAACTACACGCTGTTGTTTAACTGCGTCTTTTGACTTTTGCTGTGCAAGTTCAATCTCTTGTTGTTTGAGTTTGATACGCTCTTGCCAGGCTGCTGTTACGCCAGCACCGCCAGCCATAAACGCACCACCTACTAATAGTATAAGTGATGCACCACGAACAAGAACTGCATAAGGTTTAATGGCACTAAATCGACCAGCAAGACCTGATATGACATAGAGTCCAAGTCCTGCTCCGGCAACAAAGGCCCATACATAAACTGGTATGCTTTGTATAAAGTTTTGGACTATCCAGTCAATCATTTAGACTCCAAAGATTTGTAGTGCGTGTTGATAACGAGCTGTTCGGTCATCTATGCCCAATGTACCACCGTTGATAACTTTGGTAGCGTGTACAATGTCACCTGCGTCACTGATTGCGTTTAAGCCGTGATGCTCCCAGAAGAAGCAGGCTGACTCAATAGCACCATCAAATGTTTCGCAGTAGGCTACTACTTCGTCTAGGTCACGACCAATTTCTTTTGCAAATGCTTCATACAGCGCACGACCAGTCAATTGAATTAAGCCACGACCGTGAAACTTCCAACCGTCGCCACTATCTTCTGGGCCATTGCCCATACGATCACAATAAGCACGATTGGCAATTGCTTCTTGGTTGTGTGCGTACTGAGCAGCTACATCTGGCGGAAAGCGTTTGGGCCAAATCGCTGTTAGTGCGTGTGGTTGATAGTTTAAGTTTTCTTTTAGTGCCGTGAAGTTAGCACTTTCGTGACCACACTGTGCCATGAACATAGCAACACGTTGTGGAGTTGTAATTTTGTATTTTGGTAGTTCGTCGCAGAGTGCGTTATACCAATCCTGGCTGTGAGGATTGCCCTGCAATAGTGAATGTACGTGTTCTACTCTAAAGTCAAAATCGAATGCCATCTTATAAATCTCCCTTGATAAAGTATTTAGCTATCAAGGGGATTTTGGATGTTGCAGTTAGATTAAACCTGCTGCTGCTCTTAGACTTTCTGTGAAGTCATTTTTTGGAGCTTTTGTAGTGACTTTTACTCCAGCTGCTGCCTTCATATTGTCTAGCTCTTCGGAACCAAAGCGTTTTTGATACTCGCTGGGGTTGGTTGGAACCAGCTTTTTCAATGTAGATAGACTTAATGGATGTTCTTCTTTAAGATTGTAGTAACGAACACGCCACTGCGACATTTCTTGTCCAGTAACATTCATCAACTCATCCATCATTTTGATGATGTTTGCGGGGATATTTTCGTCACGTTCACATTCAATAAACACGATATAGTCGCCGTCGTCCATTTCGCCCGAGCTAACGTCAGCGTCAATGACCCAGTTGTAGCCCTTCTCAATGAAGTTGACTAGATCGTTTGCTGGTTCTTTGCCCTTGCACTTGAAACTAACAACACAAACGTCTTCGTCACGACCCAACTTACTCTTGAACTCGTCAATGTGTAGTTCATCGTGTACCAAACGTTTCAAATCATCTTGTTCTAGACCTTCACGTAACATTATATTGCTCCTGGTGCTGCTGGTGCTGCTGGTGCTGGAGCTGCTGCGCCAGGTGCTGCACCGCCCTGATCTTGTGGAGTTTGATACATTTTATCGTCAAGACCTGTTTCATAGCTTTGATCGATATCTTCTGCGTCAACTGTTTCACTTTCAAGTTCCAGAGAACCCTGTGTGATTTCCTGCATCAATTTCTTAGGGATAGTAATAGTAAGAAGCCAAACTGGAGCCTTGGCCAATTTTGGCATTTTAGTTCCAGCAACAAAGTCTGTGGGTTTTTTGACTTTGACTGGATATTCTAGCACATCGTGTTTGTATTTGATTACACAATCGTAATCTGCTAATCTTTTAGCACCACGTGTATCGGGTTTATTCTTATAGGGCCACATAAATGTGCAGGTTACAAAGTATTTTTCATACTCAGGTCCTGCTACAAGTTCGCCCTGTTTCCAGTGGTCGAATGTGTAGATATCTAACTCATCAAGTACACGTTCAAAGTCCAACAGCGTATTGATAGCGCTGTCAGTCATATAAATGTCCTTGGTATTTTCTATAATGTCTTTAAGGCTTGTTGGCATAATGAAGTATTTATGCCGCTTGTGAGTCCTCAGCTTGCTTGCTGGTACGATCCCAATCTGTTTTGTTCCAAGCACGTTCGTGTAAATAGTAAAGTGTACTGTTAACGATTGTTGTAAAGCCAGCCAGACTTGCTCCAAATGCTACGCTGCCTGTAGTGAAGTAACCAATGGCAAAGTACTGTCCCATAATAATAAGACGCCAGCTTAAAACTTTGGCAAGGCTGCGGGGGATTCTCTCTGTAATAGAGGTTTTCATAATAGTTCCTTTTGATTTATAAGAGAAAGCTGGGCGTAGATGCCCAGCTGATGTTATAGTTTAGCAGTTTTTGATGTTGTCTACAAGACCGCTGGTAAAGTAATCGTCATACATTGCGTATACGTCTGCGGTGATTGCTTTGAATTTAGCCATTTCGGCATCACTCATACGAACAACTTCAACATTGTTTTGTTCGCATTCAGCAAGAATGTTTGGAATATCAGCAACGCTTTCACGGCGTTCTGCACGGGCTGCATTAAATGCTGCTGTGCTTAGAATTTGCTGGACTTCTGGACTGAACTCTGCGAAGAAATCTTGGTTAACAATGATGCTAGTCAAGAATAAACTGTGTGCTGTGTCGTTAACAACTTTGAATGATTTGTATTGACCCAATGGGAAAACACGAACATAAGTTGATTCCCCAGCTTCAATAACGCCTTTGTCAGCGTATTCGTTCATGGCTTCGAGACTGATGTGTTCCATTGGTTCAGCACCAAGCAATTTGAATGTATCAACTGCTACAGGGCTACGACTTGTACGAACTTTGCGACCTTTCCAGCTGTCTACTGTGTCTGCTTTGAAGTTTGCAGGCACAATGCGATAACCGCCGCTGTAAGTGAAGGCAAGACCTTTGATGTTGCTAGTTGCGCTAACACCGTCTAACAATCCACGACCAATAGTACCTTCTAGTACACGGTCAGCATGATCGTGATCTTTGAAGATGAATGGTAAGTCAAGTGCGTGTAAGTCTTTGTTATAGTCACCCAACCAAGTAGTGTAGATGTGTGACATTTCGATAGCTCCGCTGTTGATAAGATCCATCAGATCATATTTGGTAACGGCTTTGCCATCATTATATTTTGTTGCATAATCGCTGAGACTAAGAACTTCAATGTTAAACAGACCATTGGTTTTTTCATTGACTTCTTTGGCAAAGCGTTCAGCTACTTTTAAGAACAATCCGATAGGTTCGTGAGCGATAACCCATTTAATATGTTTCATTGTATTTTCCTTTGTGGGTATTAGAAGTGCTGTGTCGAATGACGCTAATATTATTTATTCTTTTGAATGAATAATCTATTTTCTCTATCGGGCTGACAGCCAGCAAGTATGACTCTATCGAGCCAATGTTCGGCAATTGCCTGTACATATTTGTGATTGGCATCCACGGTGATAAACTTGTTTAATTTTACAGGATCTGTCTCTACAGGAAAATCCAGTATCTTACCAACCCACTTGATATAATGCTCTTTGTGCAAGAAGAATGCTTCGTGGTCAAGAAAATGCACAGGAAACTCGCTGGGTAATAGCGTATTATAATAATAGTCCTGTGCGATGGGAGTTGTGTGCTGTTTGCGTACTCGCTCTTGTTGTACTTGATTGATATTTTGGTCTCTGACAATAATAGCAATCTCTACTTCTACTCCCAGACTTTTTGCTCGTTTAGCAACTTCTACAATCTTGGGAACATAACGAACCCCGTCAAAGAAGAAGGGGCAACTCACATTGGCTAGATGATATCTGGCACCATCAAACTGTGCTGCTGTGAGCTTGTCGGGATCAACCCAGTATTCAGCAAAGGGTTCTTGGTCGCTGGGCACCCAATAGTTCTCTAACATAGCGTCCCATCCGCTCACATCTGGATGCATACTCAATATACGACTGAATAAATGGTTGCCTGATCCTTGTGGACCAGTTATGATTAGTAATTTCTTCATTGAGGCAAGTTTGCTAGATAGTCGTAGGTCTTGCCAGTGGCAATGCCTGTTAATTGAAATGTGACTCTGGGGTGCATACCAGCGTTGGCAGTTGAGTGTGGAATATTAGCCCAGTCAAATGTAGTAACATCACCAGCACGCCATTGATTCCAATGATAGTTGCCATACTCCCAAAACTGTCCAGGTTGCCAATCAGTTAATGAAATAAAGATACGCATTATTCTACTGGGGTCTTCTGGGCACCACTTGTACAATTTGTCAATGTGTAAGTTCCATACTTCTCCTGGCATCTGTACGTGAATGCGTTCCATACAATCTTCTAGTGCAAATGCTTCTGTGATTTTCTTTAGCTCTGCGGGTATAGTCCAGTTCAGATGTGTGATAGTATAGTCTTTACCATAACCAGCTCGCTCAAGATCATATTCTTCTTTGACTTGATCTTCACGTGGTGCCATAACACCTTCGCCTTTGTAACCACGAGTGGCCCAAGTTGCTGGCTTTGCATTTGCAACAACGTCTGCAACGCTGTCAGTCCAAGTCGGAGTTATATGTCCTAAGTAACGAAGTACATCTTGCTTGCTGTCTACACGTGCAGAATCAAAGTGATAGTTACTTTTGGCTTTTGTTTCTTCCCAGTTGCTGATCATATTAATACGCTCACTTGTATGTCTTGTTCTGTGTAACTTTGCTTGTACTCTTCCGGCGGTTGTTCCAAGCCCAGTATCAATGCTAGTCTAGTGTTGTTGTAAACACGATGTGGTTTTAGTCTGTCGTTGGCCCATTGAATGCCTGTGTTTTGTGCTTCAATAATCTTAGCCATACTGCGTAAATTTTCATAATTCTGATAGTTAGGGTAGGTGATATCAAAGTGACCGCACCGGACCCACCAACCCAAACAACTATCATCTGTACGATGCACTAACACTAGGGGACACTCAGGCCAAGTCTCGCGCAAGTATTCGATGTTCTGTTGGTAACTGAACCAATGACTTTTAACAATACGAACACCTGTGCCACTGAACGGGCGATCAAATTCAGCTTCGTGTTCTTCTTTGGTACGTTCGCCAAACTCGTGTAAGAACCAGTCACCGAACTCCATACCAGGATCAAAGTAAGCACCAAGGTGCATTAACTGTTTAGTACCCGACGCATCGTGATAGTATGTGCGTTCTGCTCTGTAGTCTGTTTGATCTATGCTAGGGCTATAGTAGATGTTCTTTACTACGCTGCTCCACTTTGAGCCAGGAGCACCTGCTACGAAAATGTATTTCATTTATTCCTTGGATAAGTCTAGTTTACTTAGCACTGGCAAGAACGTTGCTCGTAGTTCTTCCATATGCTTGCGTAAGCCTGCAGGAGTTAGTTCGCTTTCTTCGTAAAAGATAACCTGACCTTCCATATACTCACGATACTCAGGGCTATGGATGGCTGCACTAAAAGTACGTTGATACCAGTCTACAATTTCCTTGGGTGTGTTGGGTGGCAGTTCAATACTCCAAGCTGCATAGACATTGATACCTGGCGCTACGTCTTTGAGTAGTGGCACATTGGGATACTGTGGCATTTTGTGTGCGCCAGTAAATCCAATTGCTTTTACTCGGCCCGCGTCAACTAGTGCTTTGGCTACAGCAATGGGCATAATACCAAACTCTGTTCCAACTTTGCCATCATAACTGGCCACGCTTTGTACTGCTGGAACTGGACCATTGAACTTGATTGCCTTGACAATATCGGGATTTCCGTGTGCCTTGTTTAGCAAATATTCAAAAGCTGTACGATGTGCCCCGCCTCCAGTTGCAACGTTGATAGGGCTAGTTGCAGTGCGTATTAGACGCATAAACTGCTCGGGAGTATTAACATCACTCTTGGGACTAGCAACCAAAACTAGCGGACTTTTGCCAATGGTCATAACATCAATGAACGTATCGTAGTTGTACTTTTTGATATTCTTTTCCCAAATGTCATTGGTAACATAACTGCTCATATGACTGGGCAAGTTGATAGTATACCCGTCTGGTGCAGCATCCAAAAACTTGTTATTGGCAACAACACTGTCTGCTCCTGGCATACACTGTACAACATAGACAAATTTTGAGTCTGAGTTCTTTTGTACAATTTCTGCCAATTTACGAAACGCAATTTCGTTGCCCGCGCCGGGGGCATTACCTACCAATACTGTAACGGGTTTAGTGGGCTCCCACGCAAAAGCCAAAATGGGTACGAGTAGCAATAATGCTAGAAATTTTTTCATCATAGTTCCTTTGTTTAAATACTTATAGAAAAATCAAGTTCAGTAAAGAAATTTTTACTGTTCGACAAAATTATTTATATGAATACTAAAATTTTTACTCTTTTACAAAAAAATTTGCAAACTGCATTTAATTTACCCAAGTACGCCAACATAGTCATAGACGAAGCAACTGTAGTGGATCAACTACCCTGGACGCCTGCACGCTACCGCAAATTCAAAGATGCTGTAGAATCAGAACTAAGTCTACCCTGTGACTATATTGGCACACTTTATAGAATTACAGAGGATCTGAGCGAACGTTACATTCATCGCTTCTTTGCTGAAATTTGGAAACCCAGAACAAATGACTATGATTACACTGGCTGGCAACTTGCTGATGAAGTCAACGCCCTTAATCCTCGCAGCGTACTGGACGTGGGCTGTGGATATCATCCTTTTAAAGGTCGCATTCATAATCTTGTGGGCATTGATCCTTATAACAACTGTGCTGACTATATGGTTGATATACTTGACTATGTGGGTCGTCATGATGTGGTTATTGCGCTAGGTTCAATCAACTTCAACAGCCGCGATGAGATTGAAGCACGTTTTGCAAAATGTGTTGATATCTTGGATCAGGGTGGTAGATTCATCCTACGTGCCAATCCTGGCATCACACACAAGACCGGGCCTTATGTGGATATTTTCCCTTGGAGCTTTGAGATAGTTAAAGAGTTTGCAGATAAGTATAATTTAAAGTTGCTGGAATTTAAAAAGGATGGCAACCAAAGATTATATTTTAGCTACCAAAAACTATGAGTGAACTGACTTACGCACAAGAACAACTGAATATCTTCTATGGTCCCAGTTATCAATACCGTGATACCTCAATGGATCAGTATGAAATGTCCGGATACAATCTGGCGCAGTTGTTCAATCCTGGCGATCATACCATACACATAAACTGTGGCAATAATCCCTTCAAGGGTATGGTGCCAAACTTTCGTGCGCAAGACCCCACTAACCCACGTGCTGACTATCTAATGACCATAGATCAGTATGCCAACGTACACAAGACCAGTAAGTTCAACAATGCTGTGATACTGAATGGCTTTGATACATACGCAGCGGTCAGTTTGGATTATTGGGTAAAAGTCATTGCCAGTATTATGATGAAACGTGATGCCAGAATCTTTTGGCGTACTGCAATCAACAACACTTATCCATGGACATTTGATGAGCACATCAGACTTGCTGCTCTAATCAATTACAGTGTTATTGGTATGGTGATGGAAACTGACACTGATATCTATGCTGAATGGAACAGCAATATCAAAAGTGCAAATTATTCTAACGGATAGCTTAATACTTATACCATATTTTTAGTATTTTATACGCACTTAAAATCACTGACTCCTCTGCTTTAAATACTTGCGTGAACATACTGTTGTTCACTTACTACAGTATGAATCACATTGACAACCCAGAGGAGTCCCATTTGTCAAGACGTAGAAACAATCGAGCAATCGAAACAACGCAGTTTTATCCCCAATCTCAACCAAAACATATCAAAAGAGGCAGACAACAACCTGAACTACAGGTAGTCACAGAAGATTACGTTCAACATCGAACGAAACGTGTAGAGTTAATTCCAAAAAGTTTAAATCAAGAAACCTACATTGAACTTTTAAATAGCCATCAGAAACTAATCATATTCGCAACAGGCCCAGCAGGGACTGGTAAAACAATGCTGGCTGTTATGGCTGCTATCAAAGCATACCAAGAAGGTCAATGTAAAAAAATCGTTATCACTCGCCCAGCAGTGGGTGTGGATGATGAGGAGCATGGGTTCTTACCCGGCGATCTTAATGCCAAGATGGCCCCTTGGACAAGACCCATTATGGATGTATTCGCTGAATACTATCGTCAGAGTGAAATTGCTAAAATGCTAGATGAACAAATCATAGAGGTATCTCCCCTAGCATTTATGCGTGGACGGACATTTAAAAACTCGTGGATCATCGCAGATGAAATGCAGAATGCCACACCATCACAAATGAAGATGCTGTTAACACGCTTAGGTGAAAACTCTAAAATGATAGTCACTGGTGATACAAAGCAAGCGGACCGTAAAGAGCAAGAAAACGGACTAATAGACTTCAAACGACTTGTTGCAGAGTACGAAAATAGTCGCTATGTCGCTGGCGTCGAGTTTGCCGGTTCCGATATCCATCGCCACAAAGCAGTTGTGGAAGTCCTTAAAATCTACAAGGAGTTATGATTATCGGCGACGAGTTATACCACTAACAGTATTGTGTAGGGCAGAGAGATAGTCACTGTGACTTTGAATTTTTCTCTCTAGCTCTACAATACGGTTGTTCAAGGCCACGATTTGTTGACCTTGTTGTTCAATCACTTGTTTAGCGTCCTTGATAGTTTTTTCGTGAGAAAGAAGATTGGGACGAGGTGGAGCATTTGGGTCTACTGCCCGTTTTTTCTTTGCCCCATACATGTCAAATGCGTTAGCCATAAAGATATTTATTCAGTCACAGTTTCTGTGGTTTCGTCTTTATTAGCATCCAATTCTGCTTGCATTTCGTCAAGCATTGAGTTCATATACTCGGCATCCAACTGTGTCATCACTGTGGTGACATATTTGTGGTAGCCCATGAAGTAGTGCTTGAAGTATTCGTCAAAACTACGAGCCGTCCCCCAACTGTTACGATCCACAGATTTCTTGGAGAGATTAAGAATGACCTTAGACATCGAACTGTTTTTCTTAAGTCCGCGGGTGATTTCAATCGATTCATCGTAAGTGATGTTGGCAAAATCCGCCATCCAACCCTTCTGGGAAGTATTAACTCCGGGTCTAGGTTTAAGATGGTAGAATGCCACAAGATAAATGTCCTTATTTTTCATTGATTTTATGTTCTTTCAAATATTGTTTTATTGATTCTGGAATTTCAGTTACTGAGTTACTTTTTCTAACATTATCAGCGTAAGGTAATAGTTGTAAGTTTTCAATGGATGACACGAGTTCAATTGGGACATTGTACTTAAATGCTTCTGCTACTGGGTATTTGTGATCCAGATGATAAACATTTTCGCCAAATAACCCAATGATATGATTGTCTGGGTTCAAAGTTTCCTTGTTTTTTCTATATGTATAGTTTGATCTGGTAACAATGCGGCTTCTGTATTTTCTAAAATCTGAATAGATAGGATCATCAGACGGGATGATTTTTCGCATCTGCTCCTCTGCAATCTTTTTCTGTGCTTCTGATACTGCTTTCATGCCCGGGTGAGTATCTTTTGTCAACCCTTTGTTCCAAGCAACAATATCTTGCTGTGATTTTGTCTTCTTATTAGATTCGCTTATTTTTTCAGACCAAGTACAAGTTCTTCCTCTATTACCATCCCCATTGATTTTCTTCATAGCTGGACATTTTGATACCCAGCTGCTGCAAATCTTTTTTCCATTTTTTTGAGTATGTGTTGCAGGGTTACCACAACCAAAAGCACAAAGTTCCATAAAATATCCTTTTATTTTATTTATTCAGGATATGTCGCTTTGGTTATTTTCCTATTTGACTTAGTTCGGTAATCATTGCGCTGACATTGATTTCCGGATCTGCTACCATACTATGATTTACCAGTCCTTTTCGAATTATCAAGATGGCTTCATC